CGCCACACCCCCGGACCCGCCCGGCCGTACCTCCGACCTCGAGGTATCCGCCCCGGCCGCGACGCGGCTGGACCTGAGCGGCTGTACCGGACTCACCGAGGTATCCGCCCCGGCCGCGACGCGGCTGTACCTGAGCGGCTGTACCGGACTCACCGAGGTATCCGCCCCGGCCGCGACCTGGCTGGACCTGGGCGGCTGTACCGGACTCACCGAGGTATCCGCCCCGGCCGCGACCACACTGTACCTGAGCGGCTGTACCGGACTCACCGAGGTATCCGCCCCGGCCGCGACCTGGCTGCACCTGAGCGGCTGTACCGGACTCACCGAGGTATCCGCCCCGGCCGCGACCGTACTGAACTTGAGCGGCTGTACCGGACTCACCGAGGTATCCGCCCCGGCCGCGACCGTACTGGACCTGAGCGGCTGTACCGGACTCACCGAGGTATCTGCCCCGGCCGCGACGCGGCTGAACCTGAGCGGCTGCAATCCGAACCTGAAAATCACAGCCAGAAAAGGCGCAAGGATATGCCTATGAAGACGATCATCGCTGACGCCCTGACCATCTTCGGCGCCTTCCTCGGATGCGTGCTGCTGGCGTGCCTTCTCGGAGGCGGACAATGAGGCGACGTTTCGCGGAGGTCGCGATGTGGGGAGTGCTCGCAGGCGTGTTTATCGGCTTCATGGCTGCATTTCTGGCGGGGAGGTAAATCGTGACAGAAACAATGGAACTGACGGTAGTCAACGCACAGAACGCGGTGCAGATATTTACGGGCGGAGGGCTGGACGCGATCCTTGCCGGGATCGAGGGTCAGGTCCGGGCCATGACTTTGGATGGATCGACCTCGGATGGCCGGGACAAAATCCGTTCCGTGGCCTACAAGGTCGCGAGGACGAAAACGGCCCTCGACTCCGAAGCGAAGAAACTCACTGAGGGCTGGCGGACTGCCACCGGCCAGGTGAACGCCGAGCGCAAGCGAGCGCAGGAACGGCTCGACGCACTGGCCGAGGAAGTTCGCGCGCCTCTGACCGCGTTCGAGAGTAAAGAAAAGAATCGCACTGCGGCGCACGAGGTGGCGTTGGCGGAGATGACGATATTCTCTTCGATCCAGTCGCAGGCAACAGCGGAAGAATTGGAAGAGGCGGTGCTGAAGTTCGCCGGACTGCATCAGGGCCGGGACTGGGAAGAGTTTGCCTTCCGCGCCAACCGGCAGCGCGTTGAGATCGGCGCTTATTTAGATAAGAGACTGGCCGACCGCAAGCAGTTCGACGCAGACCAAGCTGAACTGGCGAGACTCCGTAAGGCAGAGGCGGAGCGTATGGTCCGGGAGCACGAACAGCGCCTGAAGACCGAAGCGGCGGAGACGGCCAGACTCGAAGAGCAGCGTAAGGCCAAGGAAGCGTCGGACGCCGAGGCGCGGCGCGTGATCGAAGCCGCGCGGAAAGAGCAAGAGCGGGTCGCTGCAGAAGCGGAGCGCGTGCGCGTGGAGAATGAACGGGCACAAAAACAAGCGGAAGCCGCGCGTAAGTCTGAGCAGGACGCACGCGAACTGGCCGAGCGACGGGTGATCGAGCAGGCAGAAGCCGCGAAGAAAGAACAGGCGCGGTTGGTCGAGTTCGCGGAAAAAGCCAGAGCCAAAGCGGCACTCGACCTGAAGGCCGCGCAGGCGAAGGCAGCCGAAGATCTGAAGGCCGCGAACCTGAAGGCCAAGAGCGACGCCGAAGCGGCAGTCGCGAAAGAGAAAGCGCGGGTGGAGGCGCTGCGCAAGGATCTCGCAGAGGCGCAGGCTAAGCGCGAAGCCGACCAAAAGAACCGGGCTCAAGTCCGCAGGGAGATTGATGCCGACCTGGAAAGCGTATTCTCCGGGCTGGGGCTGGACTGTTTGGCCGCGGGCGCTATCGCGGATGCCATCATGGACGGCAAGGTACGCCACGTGCGAGTGATTTTTTAGCCATGCGTAAGCAACGTGTTTTGCCGGATTTAACCGGGAAGAAATTTAACTGGTTGCTGGTGGAGTCATATTCTCACACGACTACTACCCTGAGCGGGAGGAACAAGAGACATTGGGTATGCCGTTGCGATTGCGGGTCAACATGCGTCGTGCTGGGGGAGGGCCTAAAATCTGGGAACACTAAGTCATGCGGATGCTTACTGGCTAAGATTACCGCAGCCCGTTGCTTGAAGCATGGAGAGCAAAGCGGGGAACGGCGCGGCCATTCAAGGATATATCGCATTTGGTGTGCTATGTTGACGCGGTGCAGGAATCCAAGATCAATCAATTTTAAATACTACGGAGGACGCGGCGTTACTGTTTGCGCGCGATGGCTGGACTTTAGGAACTTCTACGCCGATATGGGAGACGCGCTGAGCGCAACGCATTCTATAGACCGGATTAACAATGACGGCAATTATGAACTCGGTAATTGCCGTTGGTCCACGCCAAAAGAGCAAGCCAACAATCGAAGGATGCCCGCATGAGCGACGAATTCACAATCGAGAGGTCCGTAAGAAAATCCGTCCCGCTGCTTGTGTCCCTGAGCGGAACGAGCGGGAGTGGCAAGACATTCTCTGGCTTGCTTCTGGCGGCCGGAATTGCGGGCGCCGATGGACAGGTCGGCATGATCGACGCCGAGAATCGCCGCGGATCACTTTATTCCGACGATCCAGATATCCTGCGGGCAATGCCAAACGGCTACATGCGGCTGGACCTGACGGCTCCGTTCACGCCGAAGCGTTACATTTTGGCGTTAACTGCGATGGAGTCGGCAGGTATAACGGTATGCCTGGTGGACTCGACAACGCACGAGTGGGAAGGTGAGGGCGGTTGTCAGGATATCGCCGAGAATAACAAGCTGAAGGGAATGCCGAACTGGGCACTGGCGAAGCGCGAACATAAGAGGTTTATGGCCTATGCTCTATCGTCCCGGATGCACATTATTTTCTGTCTGCGCGCGCGGGAAAAAGTAAAGATCACGATGGACAACAAGGTGCTTCCGATGGGCATACAGCCGGTTTGCGAAAAGAATTTCGTCTTTGAGCAACTACTTTCCCTGTCGTTCGACGAAGCCACACACCACTATGCCGGGATCAAAGTACCGAAGATGCTGGCAGGCACGTTTCCCGGCGGTCAGTTAATCACGAAGGCGCATGGCGAACGCTTGCGCGAGTGGAACTCGGGCGGCCGCACGATTGACCCGGCGGAGCAACTTCAGATTCGCGCCCGATCAGCGGCAGAATGCGGCATGGAAGAGTACGGGTCGTTCTTCAAGGGGTTGGCAACCAAGGATAAGAACACTCTGTCTGGATCTACTCACGCGACAAATAAAGGCATTGCCGAGGCGCGCGATAAAGAAGTGGCGGATATTGCAGCCCGCGACAAAGCCGAGGAACTGGCCGCGCAGCAGGCGCCGGTTTAAGGAGTAAACGACATTGGAAACGGCACGCGGGGCGGTGGGAAGGCGCGAAAGCGTTAAAGGCGGCTGGGATAGCGTCAGTATGAGCGAAGCCCGGTCGAACTCCCTAACCTTTCCCGGCGGGGAGCATGGGTACTCCGTCCGTTTAGGCTGTCCCGGCCATGTATCGGGATGGCACAAGAGCACGCTACGAGGCCCTAATATTGCCTTCAGCAGATGTCTGCCGTAGCGTGCTTTCAAGATTTTCAGCACCAAATAAAGGAGCACTATGTCAAAGAAGAAACAGGAAGCACACAGCCCAGACGACGGCACCAAGCCCGAACCGCCGGCGGAGAATCCGGTACTGGCGACACAGGAAGAGATCGACGCGGCGCTTGCCGCATCGCAGGCTGCTCCGGGAGATCCGGCGGCCGTCATACCAGTCAAGACCCGCACACGTCGGAGCGCTCTTCAGATGTTCGCCGACGAAAAGGCAGAAACGGCGAAGGAAGTCGAGGACGCCCGCCAGGCAGTGAAGGACGCCGACGATCGGTTGCAGGCAGCTATCCAGGCGGAGATAGATTTTGTGGATCGGGCGAAGGCTGCGCTCGGGCTGTAAAACTTTCGCTGGCTGGTAACTGCCTTGATCCCTCGGGGCATGTCGATGCAGAAATCCAGCGATTGTTGTACCTCCGGAAACGGAGTAAAGGATACCCCGCAGAACCGGAAAGGATGACCGGGGAAGGCTTTCGATTTGGTTCGGCGGGGGTTTTGAATTTCAATGATCGTTTACATGAACTGCACCGAGGATCAAATTCGCGCAGAGGCGCTCCGGGACGCCGCCGAAGCGTTCGAAAGATATCTGAGTGGCGGCCCGGTAGCCGGGGAATCGTGGCGCCAGTTCGTGGCGCGGAGATTACGCGAGATGGCAGATGAGGAAATCGAATCATGACCGTCACCGCCCTTGAGCGCCTCATCGAGAATCTGGAGCAGGCGGAAAGGGATATCGCGGAGGTAATGGCGGGACTCCCGGCAACCGATGCAGGATTCGTTTGCGGATTCAACCCGAACCCGGCATCCTGCCAGCGTTACCTGCGAGAAGCACTGGCATCGGCGCGGGACTACCAGCGAGGTCGAAAGTAGTGCCGCGCGGAGTACAGCGTGCCAGGGTGGACGCGAATCATGTGGCCGTGGTGGCGGCGCTCAGGGCCGCTGGCATGAGCGTAGTGTCGCTTGCAGCGGTCGGCAATGGATGTCCGGATCTGGTGGTTGGGTGGCGGGGCCGAAATGTTCTTTTGGAAATTAAGGATGGTTCCAAGCCTCCGAGCGCGCGCAAATTGACCCCGGATGAGGCCAAATTTCACAACGAGTGGATGGGTTACGTAGTGATAGCCGAATCGCCCTTAGAGGCGGTTCAGAAAGTTATGAGGTACTGCAATTTATGACGCTACTTGAAAAGGCACTTCAGACAAAGACAATACGGAATCTATCTCAGAATAAGGGAGACAATTTCGACGAAAGACTGGAATTGGCGCTGGCCTATGCAAACCGGAAGATATCAGTATCCCAGTCCATTGCGGCTGGAGGAACGAAAGGCGCTTCCGGCTTGGGATCTGTGATCGTAACAGCCATTCGCCGCGGGATTATCAAGGTCGAGCGGGTGCCTGAAGTGGGGTCTCAAGGACCGGCATCTCTAGTAGTTAGTAACGGGAGCGAGCCGCGATGACATCACTCTACATCGCAATCGTTTCCGGGTTCGGCTTCATGGGATTCATGGCCGTGCTCTGGATCTGCGCCACGCTCCACGAGATCCACTTAGACCTGAAGGAACTAAACCGCGTTCTGGCGGAGAAGCAACTGGAGATACCGAGCCCGATGGTGGTTCGCGACTGGAAAGAGAGATGACGAACTTCTTTGCGACAATCGGATTTCTCTCCGCAGCCTTCGTACTCTGCCTGCTGGTGTCCCGCTCAATCATCGACGGCGCCGTGCAGCGCGTCACGCGCCACAGGCAGCGGCTGGAGGCATGTCGTCCAGCGTGGCGTTCTGGCTGCGACGAATATCGGCGGTCGCTGCGATTTCAGGGGCTTTCGAATAGGGTGATGGAGCGATGAGAGAACCGGCCGAACATTTTCTGAAAGACGTGCAGCACCACCAGATGACGATCCCGCTCAACGAAGGCGTCTACCGCCACGTCCGCTTCAAGCAGCCGGGAACGTCAAACATGTGGTTCGACCTGGTGACATGGCCCGGTTTCCTCACGATCAGCGGCGACATGGGTACGTGGACATTCTCTCGCGTGCCAGACATGTTCACTTTCTTCCGTGATGACAAGCTACGAATCAACCCGTCGTACTGGGCTGAGAAGTTAGAGCATGGGAATTTCACCGGCCGGGAAGGTGGCAAGATCTGGGATCAGGATACGTTTCAGGCGCATCTCATCGACCAACTTGAGCGTCATTTCGAAGATGAGCCGAAGAAGCTGACCGAATTGAAAGCGGCCGTAGAAGAGGAAATATTCCGGTTGCATGACGGCGATGGCCCGCATGCTATGCGCCACGCCGCCTACGAGTTCACGTACGAGTTTGAGGCCGACCGGGACACGCGGAGTTACACGGAGAAGATTCGCTTCCCGCGCGAAGTTAAAAAGTTCCAGTTCGAAGGCATGGACCTACCCGATGGCATGGTCTACTCCTATCACTTCGTTTGGTGCCTCTACGCCATCGTGTGGGGAATCCAGAAGTGGGATAACGGCGACCTATTCGGGCAGGTGGAAGCATGAGGCTCACCGAGGCGCAGATCCAAAAGACGTGCAGCGACTTCCTTGCCCTCGACGGCTGGCGTGTGCTCATAACCAATCCGTGCAGCGACAAGGCCCGAGGCAAGGGATTCGGGGAAGTTGGGATGAGTATACCCGACGACGAGCTACTTACCCTGCACCTCGACATTGAGGAGCACATGGACAAAGTTGCCGCCATGTTCGCTCCCGGGGCGCAGGTCACGTTGGTGGTGCATTTCCCGGGGTTGCCCGAGAAGGGGCTGTGTTTGGGGGATGACATCGAGGGCGCGATCGAGCAGGTACGGCACCTGCAGGGCAGTAACAGGACGAAAGTGATTGAACCGATGAGGACGGTGGCGTCGCAGTTGGCGGATCCGGCAGTCGTGCAGGATGCGATGGGCGTGATTCACAAGCCAATGCCGTGCGCGGGGTGCTTTTGTAGTCAAACGCTACCGAATCAACTCCAATCGTGCCTTTGCGCTTGCCATCCCTCTGATCGGCGGGCGTGGAGCATGCGATGAGCGTGACCATAATCGGGCTCGACATCGCGCAGAAAACCACTGTTCTGGAACCACAGCCAATGGATACTCTGTTTGTTTGCTCAGAGGATTTTGCTTAACGCGATCGACCATCTGTCCCGACGTGAAAACGAAGCAAGGATAGCAATCCAATGAGCGACCGTGGAGGTGAAACGTGGATGAAGCAATCCTGATCGAGATGGCGCAGCGGTTCAGGGCGCTGGAAGACATCGCCGAATTCGCAGGCGCATTGCTTCCGCGCGATATGCCTCGTGACGAATTTGTTAATTTCACGTCCGAGGGAATGTCCGAAGCGCTGGAAGCCTGCCGGGATGACATGGTGGCGATGCAGGAAGCCATACGCGCGAGGGCCGGGAAATGAATCCAACTCCCGAAGTTATTCAGGCCGCCACAGACCGTCTGCGGGCTGCGTTTATGCGGTACTCAATTGCCGGTCTGCGCTGGGATTACTGCTGCAATATCCACGAAGATACCCGGCAACTGATCCGCGATGAGTTGGCGCGCCGAAGATTCCGTATGGCGACTTTCATGGCGATGGGCCGCGGCGAACGTGAAGTAGGGCGATTTTGATCGAAGACGTAATTTCCTGCTTCGTTTGCAGCGAGCCGACCGGATGTCGGCATTTAGAACGTGATCTACGTCCGTTCATTGCCGCTCAGCGCCGCGCAGGAGCGATACTAAGCCAGCGCGCGGTAAATTCCATTGAGTAAGCGGCCCTGCGCGAATACGTGGCCCGTGTGGTCAAGCACAGTCGGTATAAACGACAGGAACAGTCGGCGGAGATGGGATTCGGGAGGAAATCATGAGCGTGAAATGGGAAACAGTAAAAGTTGGGGACGTCCTGTGGGATAAGCAGCGTCAGAAGATGGGGAACACTACCATGAGTCGAGACGCTATTTTCTCTGTACGTGTGGAATCCATCAATTACGCGCACGGTACTGCGATAGCATCGTGGAACGGAAATCCGGCGAGATGGTACCACAGGAGCGGAATCGAGCGCCTGTATCGCAATAAGCCGAAAACCAAACCGAGCATATTCGACAGAGCGCTGGAAGCTGTGAAGGGGAAAGTAGATGTCTGAAATCGAGAACGAATTGTCGGAACCAGCAAAACGATACAAAGCGGAGAATGTCGTGTGCATGAACTGCGCGAGATCTCTGATCCCCGGCTGGATGCAGATGCCGGGACACGACGGCGAAGCGTGCGAATCGTGCAATGGAAGTGTAAAATCGGATACCCCGCAAGATCCCTGCTACCCGGCGCTGAACAGGGAGCGCGGAGAGTTGATCGCGGAGAGCATTGCCGGGACGTTGACAGAGGGCGGAATACATCGCCTCACGTATCTGAACGGCTATACGGACGCCCATATTGCCCTAATGGCGCCGCACGATACTTCGGTGCTGGATGCGCTGGAGGAAATCACCGGCACGGGGAAGTCGAAAGACCTGCTGGCCGCACTGAAGGAATGCCAAGTTGCATTTAAGGCAATGGAGCAGTCACCCGCGATCATGATGCGTGTGTCTGAGGAGCAGTATGATACTTGGTTCATTAAACTGGCAATGGACGTCCAATCCGCGATATCGCGTTACGAAGGGAAATCATGAGCACATTGAGAGATGACTTACTTAGCAGGGAAGTTGTGTTGAATCTGATCTGGCTGCGGAAGAGCCCGAATCCGATGGCGTGCGATGACTCGCTAGATAAGCACGACGCAGCCCAGCGCGCCGACCTGTTCCGCGTTTCCAACGAACTGTGCGGCCTGAAAACAGTTCTCGGGTGCCAGAACGGAACAGTCCAAGACGCGATAGCCTCCGTCGAAGCGAAAGACGCCTACATCACGGAGTTGGGGGAACGCTGTAAATCTCTTGATGCGGGCGCATTGCCGCGGAGGCAGAGGATAGCTCAACTGGAGTCCGAGGTCCAGCGGATCACAGAAGCATTGGCCTCAGCAGTAGGGTCTTCAGAGGATCGCCTGCGGCAGATACGGGCCATAGGGAAGGAACTTGCGGAAGCGAAAACCGCCTATCAAGGTTTGTTCGACTCGCTGGAAATAGTGGGCGAGGAAAGGGATGAATTACGGGGTGAATTGAATTCCCTTAACGCGGAATTGAATGCGCAGGCCGAGACGATCCGTGCCCTCCGCGCCCGGCTGCAGGGGGCTGAGAAGGACACGAGGCGGTTGGATTGGATACAGGGGAAAAGTGACTTATGTCGTGTAGATAACGATGCCGGTATCTCGCTCTCATGGAATCAGCGGACGCTTCGTGAGGCCATCGACGCCGCAATGGGCGAGAAGGAGGGGAAATAGTGACTAAGGGGGCTCTTGATGTTCTCATCCAGATGCAGGACGGCGTAGAATTCGCTTACGAAAACGGATGCGGGTACCTTGCAAATCGGCGTGTAAAGAACGCCAGCAAGATTCTCATGGAATTGCTACGTATAATGGAGATCCGAAAGGTTGACACGGGCATGGAACCTACAGAGATATACCGCATTGGAGAAACAGGCCGGGAAATACTGAAGAAGGGGGGCCGTAATGCCGATTGACCCGAAAGTGTGGATACAATGCCTGGCCGACTGCATATGCCACAAATGTGGAGGCCCAACGGAATACCGGATTGTAGAGGATTCAGAAGGCCACGAGGATGTTAATCACCGGTGCAAGGACGAAAAGTGCATGGCGACTCGATGGGTAGATGGGAGCGATGCGTAATGCCTATTGACCCAAAGGATACTTATGCCGAGATTTGCAAGCGGGGGTGCGAGTGGTGCGCAAAGGGACATACTGCAACCGTCGATAGAGGAACAGTTCACAAAGTTTATTCCATGAAATCGACAGCCCCGGACTGGCAAAAAGACGAAAGAGTCAAAGGATTTTCAGAATACTTTCGATGCACCGCCTTTACCCGCGATCAGGTAATCGAGCGTCAAGCCACCGAGCTTACCGCGCAGGCCGAAATACTTCAGTTGAGAGAGCAGGAGTTGAACTCTCTCAATACAGAATTGAACGCTCAGGCCGAGACGATCCTGCGGCTGGAGATGGCTAATGTCGAAGCCCATGATGTAGCGACGGAACAACAGGAAATGCGTATAGAGCAGAACGAGACGATCCAGCGACTGCGAGATGCGGTGGAAGGATTACTGGTCATGATGGATTACGGACCCAAACCGCAGAAACTTGATGCTGCACTCACTTGGCGACAAAATGACGAACTGGCGAGATCGAACGCGCTCAGCGCTCTTGCTGACCAGCCAGCGCCGCCCGCTCCAGCAGAGAGGGAGTGGCGGGCGCAGCATCGTCAGTTCCCGGGCATCGCAGTAAAGATTAGCCGATCCTGCGAATGGCAATCCTCCATCAATCCGGATTACCAATTGCAGTACTCCGACGACGGCGGAAAAACGTGGACCGACGCGGAGGTTACCGATGGAAAGTAAGACGACGTTGAAGCCGTGCCCGTTTTGCGGATGCCTGGCTTCCTTGTGCCAACGTAATGGGGAGTTTCTAGCGGAGTGCGACAACCCGGAGTGCTCCGTAAACCCGTGTGCGGCAGAGGATTCCGAGGCTGCGGCGGTAGATGTGTGGAACACGCGCCCTCAGGACGCGATCCTCGAAGCGGCTCAACGGGTGGCGGATGCGCAGCGACGGTGGATGACCTGCGATTTGCCTGAATATGAATACGTATTGGCGGCTAGTGAATTTCGAAATTCCGTAAACGCCCTCGCCGCGCTGCTGCCCGCTAAAGGAGAGAAGCCATGAGCGTTGACATGACCGACCGGAGATTTACCTATTCACTACGCGTGTATTGTGATTCTCCCGGATGCGCAACATTCGAGGAAATCATCGGGAAAACTCAGCAAGGGTGTTTACGCCGCGCTGAACGTGAAGGGTGGACAGTCACAAAGAACCGCTTATTTACGGCATGCCCAGCATGTACGAAGAAGCTTACCGCGATAAAGGATATAGTATGACGGACGCAGAAATCACGAAACTGATCGCAACGCGCGTGATGGGCTGGACGTGGCACCAGAGAAGCGCATGGGTCGATCAGGAGGAAGGGAATGAAGATCGGGGGGCATGGGAATGTAACAACCGATACGCCTATGGCCGCTACTTCAACCCGCCCGAATCCATCGCCGACGCGTGGCTCGTGGTCGAGAAATTGCGGGAACTGGACAATTATGTGCGTATTGAGCTACATCCTTCAGGTCAGTGGTGCCACGTAGCCGTTTGGAGACACGGAAAGATTACGAACATCAGGTCCGATACCGCCCCTATGGCGATTTGCCTGGCGGCACTGAGCGCGGTTAACTAGGAGAAGGTATGAACGATACTGCCGCAATCGCGATAGCTGAAGCTGTGGCGGGTTTGGATCTCACTCCGCCAGATTCTAAATGCCCGGTTGAGGTCTGCCGGAAATGCCGGAAGAGCCCAGTTTGGTCCCTTTCAACAAGAGGAATCTGTCTTAAATGCTGGCGGTTACGCAAGCGCTCAGAATCGACTCCCTGGCCCACTGATTCCTTGCTGACTGAATCCCGTTAAGCTCCGGCCGCTCGATTCGGTGAGATTCCCGAGCTGCAGTAACGTAGTCGCCAGCGTCCATAGCAGACCACATGCGCGGAAATGGCTTGCCGGTGTTGTACAGGCAATCCAATGCGGCATCTCGACACCCTGACGGCCATGCGCTCGATTGCGGATGCAGGCGCCCGAGCAGAGCAATCGTCTTGCCCATGTCGGCAGCTTTCAGGGCGTCGATCTGCGCATCGGTCAGGCGGCAGACCGTAGCTTCCTCATACGCTCCCGCTGCGAGGCCGGGAGCCATTCGTTTTACATTGGCCCAGTCTTCCTCCGCCCACTCGTCCTGGAACGCGCCTACGGCGTCCAGCCTGGTAAACAGGGCATGCCCGACGCCGCAGGTTGGAGTCCCCCCGCCGTCTGCGTAAATCCAGCGCGACCGTCCTTCGAACTCGTCGAGCGCTTCGGACCAGCTCATCGGCATTATCGAGCCATCCACCACCGGAGCCTGACTACTCACGAAATGACTCCCTGCCGAAGTAATTCGTCAAGCGCCCTCTGCGCCACATCGATCCGCAATTGCTTTTCGGCTGTGCCAAGTTGGTCCCATGGGGCGTCGGGATATGCTTCTGTGGGCGCCAATAGAGAAAGTTCCGCCCGTGCCGATTGCATGGACACCGCCAAGGACACAGCGTTGAATCTCTTTTGGTCGAACGTTCCATTAAGGATCATTTCGCTTCTCCCGCATCAACCGCTGGGGCCTGCGCTTCGACGCGAACTTCCGTGACCTGTGACATGGCCACGGAGGCCGTGGATGGGCTCGCTGCCGCGACCTCTTCCACGGTCGAGTGTACGTTGGTGGACTTGCTCGTAAAGCCGAGCGCAAGCACCCCGCCACCCATGACGTACTTGGCGATTTGCACGACGACCGGGTAATGGACGAAAGTCTCCGGGCTGAAGACAACAAACCCAGCAACGAAGACGACGATCCCAGAAAGGGACGTGGGCCAGCTTTTCACAGCACACTCCGTGAAATCTTCCAAAACAGACGGAGCATGGCAATCCTCGTTCGCCAGCCGCGATTCGTGCCAGAGGGAAGGACTACCGAGTAGCGCAGCGCGAACGCGATGCGGTCCGTTCGCTTCCGGAGTGATGGACCTTGATCTATGTACCACGGTATGCGGAGGCTGTTGTGCATGGATTCAGGATACCGCACAAAAAACCGCCCCGGTTCCTTGTCGCAGGAGTTGCCGGGGCGGGTACTGTACTGCGCGGGTTGTATGGGTGATATTGTGAGGGACGCGCCGCCAGCCCTCTTTGTTTTCGCTTTATCCGTCGTTCCGGTCACGTACCGGACCACTCGTTAGGCGATGGCCTTATGGATGAGTAAATTCCATCTTACACCCGGACGCCGGGAGATTGCAAGACTTTACTGCGCTGCCGGGGCAGTCGCCTTGCTGGTGAACACGCCAGCAGCATTCAGCAGCGCAACGGCGATACCGATTGCCTTAACGAGCGCAGCCAGAAACGCGGTCTGATTGCCCCACGACTTCTGGAGATCCTGCTCTGTCTCGAAAGCCGCCTGGCCGATTGCAAGCCCGGCATCGAGCTTCGCCTTTCCCTGTCCAGAGATAGGTATTTCCGCTTCTATGACCTTCGCAATGGAGAAAGCCTGCGGGATGAGAGATAGCCACTTAAACATGTTTTTCCTCGATTCTGAATTTGCTCCCGGTGCAGGTGGCTAACGACAGCGGAACCGAGGGATGACGCCGCGCCAGTACCGTTGCCGGGAACAGGACCATCTTATCACGTTTTCGGCGTTACGGTTTATCGCAAACTTCAGTTCGTACGACTTCAGCCCTTCCGGTCCCGTTCCACGTTGCCACAAATACCGGAGTAAGACTATTCATGCTGCCATCGCGGTCATCGTAGGGGTATTTCTTGTCCGGGTCGGGGAAGTTTTCCCACTTCATTCCGAATAGTGTCGCCTGATCCCGCGCCCACGCAATGGCCGGTTCCTTGCGGCTGAACGTGCAGGAATTTCCGCCACCAGCGGGAAATAGGATATTCGCCTGATAGATGACGAATCTGCCCCACTCGGAAATCTCCAAATCGAGAATCCAGCGCTTTCCTGTGACGAACATCCCTACGCTCCCACCGGAGCCGCGCCGGATTTAATTGTGAATGGGATTCCGCCGATGGTGCCGACGATTCCGGTTGCCATCACTTGCGCCACCAGTCCGCGCCATGCGATTGATTCCGCCATAACGGGCGCCAGATCCGCCTGAATCACCGATCCGGCCTGCGCGATCCGATCCGAAAGCAGCGCCGACAGTGCATCGCTGGCCTGCTTGATGGCCGCCTGTTCGTCCGCGGACAGCGTATCCAAATCCCGCCCGAGCGCCTGCACCACGGGAGCGAGAATACCCGGAAGTTTGCCCGCAAGATCGTTGGTTACGTCGATTCCCATTCAGATCACCTCTTCGTCTCGCTGTCGATCTTCTGGACTGCGCCTATGCCTGCCTGATCGAGCCCGAACGCCATCAGATCACCACTTCTCGGTCCACGTAATCAGCGACCTTTTCTAGCGCCTGTGATAACAGCACCACGGCATCAGTAAGGTCTGGGTGGCATCCCGCCGCCTCGACGATCTGCATCGCGTCATAGATAGCCTTCTCCGCAGGCGTAAACTGGTCGATTCGGTTTCGTCGCGAGATTTCGTTACTCATCGCGGGCCGTCCAGTTCGTGTGCGAGGTTCAGCATGGCGAGTAGGGCGCGGATCATTGCGCCACCATCCCGCCAACTACAGTACTGGCGGATACCAGCCACGACCCGGAGCCGTTGCCGAACGTGATCGTGCTGCCGTCTGAGAGGGTGACGGTAACCACTCCAGTTGTATACGCCACGACCGCGGTCGTTGCTCCCGTGCCGTCCAATGCAGCAGGGGAGAAGGTCGTTACCTCCGGCTTCGTGGCGTCAGCCGTGTAGGAGTTTGTGGCGGTCGTGTAGTTGGCCGGAATCGACGGCATGGAATAGTAAATCCATGATCCCCCAGCGGTAAAAGCTGGACTCCCTGCTGCATTTGCCTCGGTGTTCGTCGGCCCATTGAATTTGACGATCACTTCTGAGCGTTGCCCCTTCATCGTGAATCCGGAGTTGGATGCAGAACTGACAGCAGGGAGGGACTGAAGGTACTCTACGATTGCCCCCGCGCCGCTGGGTGTAATATCATCCAGCACGAATGCGAATCGCGACGCCCCACTGGTATACATCACCCAAGTCCTTCGCATAGCTGTGACGCCTGCCGAGTAGGCCGCGCCACACACCATCGGGACCACCTGCCATGATCCGTTGTTACTCGCAGTTCCGAGCGTCGTCACGTTGGTATTCCCGCCGCCTACCGTGTTTCCATCCACCGAAAGCGAATTGTGATTAATCGCGGCTGGCAGGTTGTAGCCGGGGTCCAGAAGGAACTGCTCTCCCTGTGAGGACAAAGTGAACGTACAGGTGTCGTTCTCGTGGTGCTGTTGAGTTCCGACTTCATGATTAGAAGAACCTTTCAGTCCGATGTATAAATCAGGGGTAGCCGTGTTAGTCTGCGATTTGATCGACCCCCATTGTGTTGAGGTGAGCAACGAAGGGCTTGGTAAGTTTACCTTGCTGATCGTGGTAGAAGGATTGGATGAGCGCCACATCATTGCGTACTGCGCGTATGGCAGTACATCGGATAGTGTGGCCATCCAGCGGTTGCCGCCCATCACGCAGTTTAGCGGCGCGCAATATGTCGCGTTGGGCTGCTGCGCCGCATCCTCTAGGTACATGAACCAGTCAGCCATCCAGGTTAGTTGCGCGTTTCCAGTGCGCTGCCCAATGTCGATCATCTGCGGAATCAATTGCACCAGAGGCTGAGAATCATTAAACGTGGTTAGCGCCGCCCCGTCCCAAAGCGTGTTGACGAAGTTCGCAACGTACTGGTAGTTTGTTGCGAAGAATCCGGGGTCGGCAGGGGAGTTTCCGACCAGCGTATTCGTGTTGATCCGCGCCCGAGCATAGACATCATAGGCTGTCGTTCCGTACTGAGCATAAAGAATCCCCTCGACATACCCGCCGTCTGGCATCCAGGTATAACCAGCCCACGTTAGTAATTGTGTGTCGATGGCAGAAAGCAGGATTTGCGCCGACGTGTTCACATAGGTAGTTGGCGCAGCATATCCACGAAGCGACTGAAGGCTGCTGTAGAGCGCCAATAAACAAACCCCACCACCTCCCTGCGTGATCACCACACGATTAGGCCATGAGTGGTCGGAACCCGATCCGCTGGGGTCATTTGTCTTTGCATAGTAGAAATAGTTAACCGCGTTCTGGAGAAATACTTCATACTGTGCGCGCTGAGTCGGAGTAAGTGACGGGAAGAGAAGGTCGTACATCTGCGCGACAGGTAGAGCCGCATTGTTAAGTCCAGCGGGGAAACCGTCCCAGTATAGATTCACGGTATCCAGCGGAAGCTGGTTATAAAAATCCCCTTGGTTGGCCGTCGTGATGCCAGCGCTGTAAGCCGTCAGGTCCGAAGCAACTCCGCTCAACAGGTATCTGTAACCATAGTCCATAAACGCCATATTGCGAAACGATGGATTTCCCCCGTTGATCGTGTCGTAAGTTATCGCCCGAGTCACAGCATCGGTGTAGTTTATGTACGCAGGGTTGATCCAACGTGCCTGAATAGCAGGAAGACCCGCCGCATTGAACTGTAGGTATGGGTGACCCGAATACCCGAAACTGATCTTGCCTGTGGCCGGATACGTCCCGCTGCTGGTGGAGTCGTACACCGTGGTAGCCCCTGAGTTGCACTTCAGCATGATAGCGGGGCTTCCTTGCGATCCATTGGGAACTGCCACCGAAAGGCTTGTTGGGTTATTATAGGTGACCGTCCCTGAGATTCCCGAAAACGTGACCGTGCATGTTGAGTCGAACCCAGCTCCGGCGAACTGCACTGTAGCGTCTGCCGAGTTCGCGGGAGTCGGAGGCACCTCAAATGGCATGATCGAGTACAGGATCGGAGCGGAGTAGTAAATGCCGGGATAGTACTCGCTGTCGATGTTGTTGCAGATCAGGTGTAGCCCGTACGTCGAGCCATTGGATTCGGTCGGTAACGCCACCGTAATCAGAGAAGTGCTGACGAAGCTGGGTGTGGCTGTCTGGACCGTACTCCCCTGCCCGATGCGAACCGAACAGCTTGCACCGGAGTTGAAATTCGTTCCGATCAGATTGATCGTCTGTCCGGTCTGAAAACTTCCGCCTGCCGCAGCCGGGGAGATGCTCGTGACCGTCGCAGGGGTTCCTCCTGTGACTCCAGCCGCCACGCGGATGTTCGTAAACACACCGCCGGTATCGTAGCGTGACCCGACACCACCAGTGGTTCCCAAAGTATAGAGAGAAACGTACTGGAAAGACTTTGCCTGGTAAGCCGATGGAATCGCCACGGTGTAGGAGTAGTACGGGACGGACCCATTCTTGTAGTTATCCGCCATCATGTTGAACGTCAGGTTATTCGATCCGTCTCGAATGATCTGAATCGTCCACTGCCAATTGGGGATCTGTGCCGATTCGTTCGCGCTCTGAGGCCAATTAAAGGACGTGTAAGCAGGGCCGAACGATGTCCCGAGTTGCTGGCCGACAATCAAATTAGTCGTCGTTGCGTAGTTCACAGGCAGGTTGCCGAGCCACATGCCCATGAAAGGACCTCCATTCATGTTTGCGAAAATAGACACGTCCAATGCTCCCATTGACGCAATCGGGGCGGTCGTAAGCGCGATCCCAACAGTTCCAGCAAGGAGGTAGTCCACGTATGCGTAGTTGTGAGTCGGGTAGATATCAGCCTGAAACGTGAATGACTGAGTACCAACCGCGCATGGCATGGAGGCCGTCCCTACGCCACCTTGGGCGATGGTAGACATACCTGGAGAGGCCGACCCCGACCCTTGATATACCATCGCCGCTCCATCGCTGGATGCGAGTGTCCATTGCGCGGGGAGCGTGGCCGCGTCAAAGTGTTCTGAGCAGTAGTTGGCTGGCGTGGCCTGGCCATAGCAGACCGCGATACCAGCAAAAAACAACCACATCTTTACTGGCACATGAAGCTCCAATGTCCGAGAATAGCGCTGGTTCCCCCGGAGGATGTCACTTTGACTCCTATGCGGTCGCCTTTAGTGATCGTTCCCGTACTGCTCGAATCAAGCAATATGACCCCTGCGGAAGTACCGGCGCTGATAGTTCCACTCATAAGCGTTGTGTCTGATGTTCCAGTGGAGCCCATGTCCACAACCGATATAGTGGTGGTTACGCCACCTGTCTGTGTTCCTGCAAGGGTAAGTTGCAGGTACGTGGCAGAACAACCACGCGGGAACGCCACAAAAGCATAAGGCTCCGTCCCATTGCTATATCCACCAAACGGAGCGTAGTAAGTAGTGCTTGCATTAGTTCCCTCAATCGCTCCCTGCACAATGAATGCCGAGCCGGACGCGGGGGTTATAGACACTCCGAATTCTGTTAGTGAAGGAACCGTCGCAGCGCCCGGCTCGAACTCCATATCAATATAATGCCCTTGACTAACCGATACGGTATGAGTTAGATCAGCATAGGCGGCAGGGCTTGTGTCTGTTGTTGCCGGGGTAACGGTTAGGGTTGTTCCAAGCCCGTTGTCATTCATCACCGGGTTTACCGTGAAGACGTTCGTGGGAGCCGTTGTGTGCGAGTACATTAAAGCCTGCATGGTTCCCGAGAAGGGAAGCGGCGTGGCGTACTCCAGTTCGGTGGGTCCACATCCACCGGAAAAGCCGCAATATGCAACCGTGCTGGCGGTCATGGCAAATGCTTTTGCATTCGTCAAGACCGAAGTCATAAGCCCGCTGTCGGCTAAAAACTCCGCAGTTATGCCACTTATATTAGGAGTGCCCCCGGAATTTTGCTTAGCCGACGCAAACCCCCACTGCGATCCTTGATCTTCATGCCAATACAATGCGTTTGATTGCGTATAAGAGCCTACTCCAGCATTGGGCTGCACTATCACTCCACCGGGAGACGTTCCGTTTATGGCGCTTCCGAATCCGGATGCCGCACAATCTACATCAGCCCCGAATCGTAAAGATGAACCAGCATTAGCAGCAGGAAGTGATATCGCTACGTTCCGAAAGTACCCGGCTGATGGCCATTGCAAAACTGACCCTGAGGCCTGACATGGCGACGACCCGCTTGCTGCGACAGTCCCTGGCCAATAATTCCCATTGCCGGAAAAAAGGTTTCCGTATCCGACAATACTCCCAGATGCCGTTGACGATGGCCCTGTAGCGCACGTCGGGCAGGCAATAGTGCCAGCTGAAGTGATCGGGCCGCCGGTGATTGGTCCGGTTGTGGCGACACTGGTTACGGTTCCAGACCCACCACCACCCCCATTCAAGAGTGTCCATGCCCCGGTCGCCACGGACGTGCAGGCGGGAGCAGCCGTTCCGCTGGCCGCTGCACACCAGTAATCGTTATGGTTTGTCGTGTCAGAGAACAGATCACCAGGGAGATTGCCCGTTACGCTGCCCGGTGCAGCAGTGCCAAAGAATTTCTGAGCCAGAAGTGTTTTATCCGCCGCGCATGTACCGCTGGTTGTGATCGCACCGCCCGTTAGGCCGCCATTGCAGGTGATGCTAGATATTCCGCTCCCGGCAGCCCCGGTTGCACCTGTAGCCCCGGTTGCACCTGTAGCGCCCGTGGCTCCATTAGCCCCGGTCTGAGAAATGTAGTAGTTCGCTCCATCCGGTGCGACCTCAACCAGAAATCGTGGGCACCCGCCGGCTGCGGTACAGACTGCAATCGGACCATAAGCGGCTTGCCCGTTCGCCGTCGCTCCATTCAACCCCACGGCTAAAGTCTGCGTCTGCGACTGATTCATGATCGCCAGCTTGCAATTCGTTCCGCCGAGGGTGATAGCCGACGCAGGGAGTGAGAACGTAAGGCCGCTGCCTGAGAAGGGAATCGTAGACCCGCAGTCCGATGCCTGCGCCGTGTAGTTGGTGGTCTGCACAGCCTCAACCGCCGTGGCAATCCCCTGCGGCCCAGCGGGGCCGACGCTGAGAATGTTGAATTGAGTCCCGTCATAGCCGAGGTTGTAAAGATTCCCTGTTCCGGCTCCGACCGTAATCGTGTTGAGGGCCAGAGGAGCACCCGCGCTGTAGATATTCTTCGCTCCCAGCGTCGATATATCGAGCGTGGCCGCGCCGCTGTTGTTCACGTCAACCTTCAGGCTCACGGTCATGCCTGCCGTATAGGATGTAAGGGCTGGTGACGGCGTGCAGGTATAAGTAGTCGCGCTGGATGATGCTGTTTGGCAGTAGGTGCCGCCTGTGACGGAACCCCCTCCCCCACTCAGCACCTGATAGTTCGCGCCGTCGCTGAAAACCTGTTTGCTGGTGTGTGCGGGAACCGTCAACACGCTGCCGCTGATGTCTGCTGTTGGGCCACCATAGAACGTGCTCGTGGTCGCGGTGACTGTGAGAGAGCCCGCGCCGATATTGTTCACTACTACAAACCAGCCCGCCGCGAATCCCGTCGTGCCGGCCTGCGCGATGGTCCACGCCGCTGCCGTGTTCGTGGTCAGGGATGTACCGCAGTCGCCCGTCACAATTGGGTAGGAACCATTGTGCGCGGCAGTGGCAAGCGTTTCGGATGCCGCTGGAGTTGTCGTGCCCGTCGCTACCGAAATACCGCACGATCCGCTAACCGAGGTCACTGTACCTGCCGTTGGCGTTGCCCATGAGCATGGCGGCGCCGTTCCGCCAGAATTTGCCTTCAAGACTTGGTTCGTCGTAGCGGAGTTTGTAACGCTCTCGCATGGACCTGGATTCTGTGCCATCGCAAGAGCGGATCCGAAGGCCATGAGGGCCAGGAGAATTATTAACCGTTTCATCGAGTGGCCTTAATCACAGGAACATCGCCCGCGGCGAAAGTCGAGATCAGGACGCGGCGAAACGGAGAAGCGCCGGAATCAGTGTAGGCTCCGTTGCCGGTCGTCAGTCCGATTGTGGCAATCGTCAGGTACTGAGCAGCAACGTCATTCCCTGCTACTTGCACCTCCACCACGGAACCATTCGGGCACCTAGAGACATTGAACGTAATCGGATACTGCCCCGCATCGTGATATCCCTTCGAGAACGAGATCGACGCAGATCCGGAGACAATCGTTTCCGTGCCGTCGAGGAGCGTTAGACTCTGCCCCGCTTCGAGACTGGCGATGTTGAGGCCAGCGCCTCCTGTGTTTGAGCCGGATTGAGGGGTGCTGTAGAGCATTATTTTTTCTCCTTTATATTTGGGGCAATCTGCCCAATACGGCCTGTCGTTGGGCGCCGCAGTGTCCTGCCTGTTTGGTTGACGCCCTTCGCGAGTGCTGCCTGCGCAACTGGATCGGCTGCAATTTCCGGCAATATAAGGCCAGCCGCTGCTCCGAGAGGGCCAAACTCGTGACCGCCATAAAGAGCGGCCGCCAGCGCCCCGGTTCTAGCCGTACCGCGGTTGAATACGCGGGGAAGAAGCGACGGTCGCAGGGCGTTCATCTGCGATGCGCGCTCAACGGGAATGCCGCTCGATATCCGCTGATTAAGTTCCGCGCCTTCAGGCGCAACTCGGTCAAGTTCCGTATCCATCGCGTTGTATGCGCCGCGTGCGGTAGGCATGTCGATGATGCCGGGATGAAGTTGGTTCCAGGTAGTGAAGTCTTTCCCAAATTCGGTTTTCATCCTGCGAAGTTGGGCTGGGTCTTGAAAGGCTGAGATTTTAATAGGGCCGGATGGTCCAATTGTTCCAGGCGGAGGCGTGTTTATCGGACCAACGTCGCCCGCGAAATTCTGTCCGGGATCAGTCAACTGTTGACGCATCTGCTGCAACTCAGGGACACGCCCCCTGCCGAACGGAGGAGCATATGTGCTGTTCCCTGCCTGCGCCTGCGTGATGCGTGCGTCGATCACGTCACGGGCTGGCGTAAGGCTTCCCTGCGCGGAAGAGTTGGCGTACACCTGGTCAACTTGCCCCGTAAGGTCGTTCACTCTTTGTCGCGCACGAGCTTCAATTGTTCCAGGACGAATCGCTCCACCCGTTTCGTCGAGCGCAAAACGACCGGGAGTTTTCCCGAACATCTTATCGGCCAATTTTATCTTTAGGGCGTGCTCCATCAAAGGCTCTGCCGTTCGCATCAGGCCAGCGCCTGTTCCGCGTGAAATCTCAGGAGCAGCCACCGTGGAGATTAAACCGGCTCCGGACCCCAATCCGCCAGCCACGTCCCCGCTACCGATTTGATCGCCAGCGTTGGCAGCGGCAGGGCCGACAAGGGGAATCATTCCCGCCAGTCCGTGGCCGAATGCTGACGACGCACGCTCAACTCCGTTCATACCGCTGAATTCGCCTTTGCCTTGTGCCGCCTGTTTCGCCTTTGAAAATTGGTCTATCTGCGGGTCGATCAGGTGAGTTCCGAGGGTGCGCGATAGTCCGATATTTGGGTCCAGCGCTTCTTTACCCATTTCGATTATTCCCGGAACTGGGTTGACGGCACTGGCGAAATTTGAGACGAATCGCTCAGTTGGGCCTGATCCTTCGGTGCCAGGAGTCAGACTGAGCGGCTTATCTGGTACGGAGCCGCCTTCACGTTTCGCAGCCAATGCGGTCAACGGGTCTTGACTTACTCCCGACGTAGAAACAGGTGCACCGGTAGCAGCCCCTCCATTTGAGGCACGCTGTGCGGCGAGCTGTTCCAGTCGGTCGGCCATTTAGTACGTCCACCCGTCTTCGGTAAGCATCTTCTTTGCTTTCGCCGGATCGTTGCCAGTCATGTCCAGATAATGCTCCATCGTAGACTGGCTGGGAACCCGATCCGGCCCGTCATCGGTAGATCCCTGATACTTCGCCTCACTTCGTGCCTTAACGACGTCCTCAGACAGCCGGGAACGGCCAAGATCGACCATCTGTTTCATCTGCGGAGCGGTCAGTGTCAACCCAGCGAGATAGCCGTCTTTGTCGAACTTAGCCTTCATGCCCTGGAGCCACGGCCGAGATTTTTCAGCTTCCGAGATAATCGCCTGATTGATGCGCGCGCCCTTCGCGAGTCCCATTGTCATGCCAAGATGATTTGCCAGCAACGAGAGCATGGCTTGCTGGTCGTGGTTTTTCACGGCATCGTCGTAATTCTTCGTCATCACATTGACGCGCTCTGCGGAGTCCATCGCGGGAGTGAACGCCTTGAATGCGGCGGCCTTGACGCCCTGCTCGTCCTTATGTGTCCGGTTGGCCTGTGCTAATTCGGATGTCTGCTTGCGGAGTTCGGCCGTCTGTTTTCGGTTTTCGTTGGTGCCGAAAGCAGACTCTTCGCCCTGAAGCAACTTATCTGTGCGGTCGAAGTCTTTTTGCGTGGCGTCGGCAGGCAGAACGTAATGCGCCGGAAGCGCGGCGCCGGGATGAAGCACCTGGTAGCGTGCGGTCATTGCCTGATTGATCTGATCCACGCGCGGACCAAGTGGCTTATCCCCCTCGGTAACGGTGGCTGGCTTGGCTGCATTTTCAGCCTTTATGAATTCAACCGGATCTTTGTCTTTGTTCTCCGGACGTGCCTGCCACGCCTCGAACGGAGTCTTGGGCGCCGCATCAGGCTTGGCTTTCCCGGCCTGAAGTACCTGTTTTACCGCCGGATCAAGATTGGGGTCGTTCGGGCCGTGAATCTTGCCGAGAGCGTCACGATATCCGATATAGCTTCCATCTCCAGCCTTGAAAAACTCCTCGTCGTGAGGCTTACCTACTGGATTCCTTAACGCATCGGTTTCCGCCTGCTCGTGCCCAGTCTGAGCCGCTTCGTGCTCTTGTTTCGCCACAGATTCATTCGCGCCCTGCTCAGACTTCGCGGCACTCTCCGCGTCAGCCACAACGCCCTGGTGGTAGCCTTCGGTCCCCGGCAATGCAGCCTCAAGTCCGGGAGTAGCGAACCTTCCAACCGCGTCAAGTACCTGCAACGGAATCCGAGCCCACGGATTATGAATCTGGCCGATACCACTACGGCCAGTGTCGGCATGAGTGTGCGCCTGATCGCCATGGAGCGGTGCTTTCGTCACCCGCGATAATTCGTCGTACATCGGCGTAGACGGAGGTTGAAACTTCGCGGGAACTGGGATAGAGCCAGCGACTGCTGGTTTTGCTGCTGCCTGTGAAACCGGAATAGTACCGGGAGCCGTGATTCCTTCAGGCATCCCCATCGGCGCGGATTGGCGCTGCGGAAGCGGAATTGCGCCAGTGTCCGGAGCGGGGGCCGCGCCAGATTGCAGCGGAATAGAGCCCTGTACCGGACCCTCAGACGGAGGAGCGGAAGTATCGCCGGGACGGAGCGTACCCGTCATTGCGATGTGACGATCCACGCCCTGCATGAGCGCGTCTTTCGCGTGCGGGGTCAGGCGAATCAGTTCGTCCGCTATCGGGTTTCCGGTTTGCGTCTCCTGCGGATATGTGGTCATCGCGGTCAGAAATAATCCTGCCAATTTGTCTTAAAAATCCCGTTGGGAGATGCGTCTTCCTGCTGCTGTGGGCCTGTAGGCTGCTTATTCACGGGCATTCCAGCAAGTAGAGCTCCCCTGTAATTGTCTTGCTGCGGAGGGTACTGAACCTGAGAACCAAAAACGTCTGGCAAAAACGCATGGAGTCCAGATTGAATGGCACCAGGGAGCAATGTTCCAAGTAAAGAGGCCATATTTATTTACCCTTCTTGAATCCAGCCGCTGAGGTTGCCGCACCACTCAACGCCCCAGTAATGTTATTGAAGGCGTCCCAAGAAGCGTTCTCTTCCCCCGTGTTAGCCTGGACCAAAGGCGCGACTTCCCCGAGCGCGTTATTCGCCCCGCCAACATCAGTCCCGTAAATCCCCTGGAGTCCAGACAATCCAGCCTGCTGTTCTTTCGCCTTCAGTTCCGCGTTCTGAGCGTCGATATCCTGACCTGTTCGCGCCAGAGCCTCGGTGCCGGAGCGTGCGGAATCTGCGATTGCTGCCGCCGGAGTACCTGCGTTGCGAGTCCTGCCAGCTAGTAAAGCCCCGCGTCCCGTCGCTCCAGCCGTAGCGCCACCGGCCGTTTCCATCGCGTGCGTGTTCATCGACGCGAGATCGGTTGGCGCGAACCCGGCGGGGTGCGCTGCCTCGGTGGTAAGTTGCGGCATGAGAGACGAGAATATCCCGTTGGATTTTCCCGTGAGGGCGTTGGAATTTGTCTGCGCGGTAGCCGAAGCTGCCTGCGCGGGGTCACTGCCTCTTCCCACTTTTCACCCCCTCAGATCCGCTTACACCAGGAATCCCAGTTGCGAACCCACCCGAAATGGCGGCATAGCCATCGCCCAAACTGCTTTGATATCTCTGGTGGAAGAAACGCATTGGCCTCATTATAACCCTTTGCATTCAACTCCGCATGAACTGAATCGTGGAGCATTCGGATTGCGGACATTCGGGCGTGCGGCGGGCCAAAGTCACTTGACAGGAAGTAAATCTGCACAATGCGCTCCGCTATCCCGGCGCATAGCGGTTCATCGTTATCGTCCACAACCACGCAAGCCGATTCGATGTGCTGGCCGTTCAGGTCGGGGAAGTCGTACTGAAGACCGGACGCAGCGTGGAATTTACGGAGTTTCGGAATGTCGTCGTTGCGGAGCTGGCGTACGGTCATTTGAGGTCAATTCAGGCTTGTGCCGCCCTGACTGCGGGTGTTACTGCGGAACTGGGTAGTAATTCGGGTTAGCCAAAGTCCCCGTGCAGGTGTAGCCGAAATTCGTTCCGGACATGCTCCCGGATGAGGTAACTGTTACCTGTGTATTGGATTCCGCTGACACGTAAAACGTGAGATTCGAGGAATCCATAAAATTGCAGGCCGGGGAGTTTACGAATCCGGTTCCAGCGAAAACAATAGTGCAGGCGGTCACAGCTCCGTCAGGAGATATCCTGCCCTGCGTATTTGTCGAATACGACGCTATCGAAGGGGCAGATCCACATGAGCTAATAGTAGGCATCAAAGTCGGTACTGGGTAGTAGAAAGTTCCGCACGGCCCGCTGCACGTGTTGTTCTGGTCGTATCGAATCTGGCTCACAGCCGGAGTCAGCCCCGTGTTGTCCTCAAACGCAATGTGAAGCGCGTTACCAGCGTCATTTCTCAGTGTGTTGCTATCGACTTCCACGCTGTATGTGCCTGCACCGTTAAGTAGGATGCCAGCATAAGATCCTCCGCCTCCGTAGCGGAGCGTGTAGCTTGCGCCTGACGCCACAGCCGCAAGGGGGGAGCTCAGCGCGATACTCGTGGCACTGCTGTAGCTCGCCACCGTGTAGGTAGTCCCGTTGACGGTGAACCCTCCGCCCACCATGCCTACTGAGAACGTAGTTCCACTCCCGGTAATAGCGGTCGATCCTTTTGTGCCGCTGACTGTTCCCGTTGAGTACGTTGTACCACCGGCGACGTTGCAGTTGTAGCAGTAGTTGTGCCCAATATATCCGTCCACCACCGATGAAAACGTCCAGCCTCCGTTGTTGGAGTTGGCGCAGAAATTGTCCGTGAACGAGAATCCAGTCATTGAGCCCATGGCTCCGCAGTCGTTGCTGTTCGTAACAGACACCGCCTTGACGGAGTTGTTTACTCCGGATGTCGGGTTGTCATAAGAAAACAGTAAAGGGGACACCCCAGACAGCAGGATTGGATTTCCGGTAACATTATTCAGGGTTGAGTCGTGGATATGCACGTTACTGCACGGTAGGTTCATGACCGTTCCATTATATGGGATCTGTAAGGTAGACCCCAAGCACGTAATTCCGCCCTGCGAGGAATGCGCTATGTCGCTGATCCACACGTCACCGATATCGATGTCGGATACGCCCTCCATGAAAATGGCGTTTTGCGTTCCGTATCCGCCGCAGTTTCCGTCAACAATGCATCCTGCCGTCGGGTCGCCTTGAATAGTGATCCCGCTTACTGACGCCTTCGCATGGGGTGTCTGCACAAACGATAGATTACTGTTCTGATAGACCTCGTTAGAAACGGAAATGTCAGAACAAAAGAAGTTGATTCCAAGGCCAATTGGGTTCTGGGTGTAAGTATTTCCGTGGATATTATACCCGTATTGATAAACAGGGGAAACCGTGCTGCCCATACCGCAACCGACTGATACTCCGAACCATTCATTGTGATCGAACGTCGAGTTGGAGATCGTCACGTTTGAAGCATTGTTGATTTGCAAGCCGACGACCTGACCGCGGGCAACGTAAAGATGGTCGATGTCCACCTTCGATGGCCCAACCTGCGCATTACCTGTCGGGTTGATTACGATATCGTACCCAGTAAAGGGCGTCCCCGTGGCATTCAAAGAGTCGATCCCAAAATCGTGCAGGTACACTGCTCCTGTAGTCTGGATCGCGATCATATTGGCCGACTGGGCGAGACAGGATGAGTGCGTCGTGAACATCGTTGACTTCGGGCCGTCACCGTAGAGGGAAATTGTGGCTCCGCTTGTTGTAGTAGGCGCCACGTTGCAAATTCGATAAGTGCCAGCCGTAAAGTGAAGAGATGCGCCCGATGCCGCCGCCACCGTGATCGCGTTCGAAACCGCAGTGGTGGTGTTCGTTGAGTTGTCGCCAACTGCCCCGAACCACTGACCCTCAATAGGGGAAGTACTGGGAAGCACCACCGTTCCCCCCGCCGACAGATCGAAGTGCTGCGTAAGGGTGCCAGAGAAGGAACCGGTCAAGGTAACCGTTTGGCCGGATGCCGGTTTGATGATGCCATTGGCGACCGCCTGGATATTACACGCCAAACTTTGCGTGGTAAGGCCGCTCCATGTCTTCGTGACGTACAGAGTGCCTGCTCCAGCCGCCGTACAGGCCAACGGCAGTGTCGAATAACTCGCGTCGCACGTCACACCCAGCGGGCACCCGGCAGACGCTCCCACGTTGACAGGGTACGGCCCATAGGTTCCACCGCCAGCATTTGACGGAGGACGAAGATAAAACGAATATTGGCCTGGAAGCAACCACGCTCCGAACTCGCCTTGGTTGTTGGATTTTGTCGTGCATGGATTCGAGGTAGTCGCTGGCGTCAACTGCGCGGTCGTCGCGCACGGAGTTACGGCGGTGAAACTGGTGTAGGTGGTCGCTGGGCTGGCGAGACATAGCGCCAGAGTGGAAGCAGTCCCTGAGCAGAAATTCACAGTCGCGCCGGGGATGGCAAGTACCGGGCAAAGCGAACCTCCAGAGCACCCCGAATTCGTCGTGTAGGTATTCGAGCCGAAGCGCACAGCCTGAGCATGAAGCGCAATCGGGGCGACGAGAAGTGCAATCAAAATCAGTGAGTATCGCATTGTGGTCATTTTACCTCTACGGGATCGACTCGATCAGCATCCAGTTGAAAGTGGACGTGTCGAGAACGTTAGTGCTTGTCACAACGAAACCCACCCCGGCAGTGTTTACGACGGTCAGGCTGCCGATGTTGGCGAATACGCCACCGCCAGTATCCGTCACAAATGTTCGCGTGTTTGCCGTCACTGACGTATTCGCTACCGTCAATGTTCCACCAACCAAGGCACCTGTTCCGATTCTGGAGTTCGTGCCGGCCTTGACCTGCAATCCCTTGCCGAGCGTGATTGCTTTGATGTCACCAGTCACAGGAAAATCGCCGGACGCTTGCGCCACGGCAGGATTTGGGTATGTGCCACTGAGATCGCCGCCCGCGGAGCCGGTTGGAGGGCCACCGCCAGTTCCACTGACCGCCGCCGTGATCCGCCCCTTGGAATCTACCGTCAGGCTGGTATTGGTGTAGTTATTTGGCGTTACAGCCGTGTTCGCAAGTGTCAATGCACCGCTAGCGGCAAGCGTGGCATCGCCCGACATCGTTTGCTCAACGGGAAGATTACCCGTGCTCCCGATGTAAAACTTGTTGGTCGCTAGCGCCGCTGCCGTTGGAACCCCGTGCGTGTCTGAGCCAAGAACGGTCGCACTGATCGGAGCAATTTGCCCGATGAGTTGGAACCGCGTGCCATCGTACATCAGGAGGTAGCACCGCCCGGTCACCAGTTCCCCGCCAGCCAGCGCAACGGTCCCGTTCTTCGTGATCGCCTTTGCTCCAATGGAGTTTACGTTCAGCGTTACCGCCGAACTGTTGTCGTGAATCGGAATATAGCGAACAAAGAAATCCACCGCCAGTGCCGAATACGGAACCGCCGTTACGCCCGTGATCGCATCCCCGGTCCCTGCGATGGCTGACAGGGTTTCGCACGGAGAGATAACCGGCTCGGAAATAGAGACTGATCCGCCGCCGGGGGTGCTGCCTCCGGCCGTGACAGCTCCAGTGCCCACCAGGGACGGTGAGCCAAGCCCCCCCCGCGCCAGTTTTAGCGTATTATCGAATCCACTGTTTACCGTGCGCTTCGGTACAGGACCTGGACCCACGCCGCCCTGCCCTGGGGCGCCAGTCCCACTTCCCTGAGATGGCAGGTACGCGGGAGGGCCGATGGAGCCGCCGCCGCTCACTGGGATAGGAGTCGCTCCGCCGTGAACGATAATCGGACCCGCCCCGCTCCCAGGGACAGCATTGTAGGCTCTCACGTACCGAGTGCCGTTGCCGATAAATTCGGTATGACTCCGCGAATCTCCGAGGTAGCGTATCTGTGGGTCAGTGAATTGCGGATTATCCGCGTGCTCGATATAGTTGATCGCTCCGCGTTGCAGCCCTGCGCCATTGTGAATTATCGAAACATGAAGCACGCCGTTCTGTCCAATAGCCTGAACGTCCTGAATCGGAGGCGGCAAGTTAGGCTGCCCTTGCGGGTTGACGTTGCCCTGCTGCTCGGTATTTGAAGTCTGCCGCTCGATAGACTTCATCATTTGGTAAAAGCGTGCCCCGGCATCGGGTACGCCATCGATTACCAACTTTCGGAGCCAGTTCAACTGAGATATTTTCATCGGGCCGCGCCCCGGATCGGCAGTCTCGCATTCGTCCGCAACCATGCACGAATCAATTGAAGAACGAACGAATTGTCTGTTCCAGTGACAGGAGAACTACTGCACTTGAAAGACATGCGGTTCGCTACCGCGTTGGCGCCAACCCACTCCAGGTCGAACTTCGGATTGACGGTCATCGTTCGGGAGCAAGACAACGCCCACGGATTCGACAGATTGTCGCAGAACGGAGTAATCGTCATGAGGCCGACACCATAAATCTGCGCCGTCAGGTAAGCCAGCATCGAGCGCGAACCGATACCCATCTGCTGCCCCTGCTCAGTCCCAGGCAAGAAGTAGAGGAAATAGTACGGATGAATCTGGCCGTAGTCGTCATCGGTCAACTTCGCCGGATCGAGAGTGTAGACGTTGCCGTAGAGCAAAAGTGATCCGGTATTCGGGGCCACTCCGTCGCCGCCGAAAAACACAGGTTGAAGTTTCCCTGCCGCCCGGTACATCAGCGCGGCACCATTCATCGTTAAAACCCACGGACACCACTTGCGCGCATTGTCCTTCGCGCTTAGTTTCCCGGTCAATGAAACGTGAACCGGATCGGCACCCGCAATCTCGCTGGCGGTGCTCATCTGCCGGTAATTCATCGTGTAGATGCGGTTTGGAACACGGTTTTCGGCGCTGGATATCGGCAGTCCGAAATAAATCACGCGCCCATTGGGGTCGTTGAGTGCCCACGCGCTGGCGAGCGTTGCCGTGTTGACCGAGTCCCAATCCGGCTGAATCTCCTGGCTTATTTTCGGGACGTCGCCGCCGCTGAATATCCGTGCCCCGGAAGACGAAGCCCATGCCATCCAGGTTTCCCCGCCCGACTCCGTATTTTCGTCAGCCTGCGAAACCGTGAGAGCGAAGGTGGATATCAATCCGCACTCCGAAGCCGTTGGATCTACATCCCACCCTGCTGGCTCAGTCGTTCCGTTGTCCGCCGTCTCGTGCAGGTGCCCGCCGGGGTCCCGTGTCAGAACGTAGAGCGTCTTCCTGATCTCAGAAAGCCCCATGACCTTGTGGGTATCTTCAGGGCCAAACACACCGGAAACGCCGTCGAATCCCTCAGGATTGTTGACGTAAGAACCGTTGATGATTTCGTCGGTGTATGGATTGTCGGAGTAGATAATGAACATCTCGTCAACCAGAAGCGTAGGGCTTGTCGTGACGGACGAAGCGTAAACGCTCAACAGTAAATCAGCCGGGATGATCGATGGGGTCTTTAGCGAGAATGGCGCTTCCAGCCACGAACCTGACGTGCTCATCAATGCCCCTGAGATAGTTGCGACTGACGAGAACGTAGCTCCGGTCGCGCTCGTGATCGCCACCGTGAATGTCAGGTTGGCAGTTGCTACGCTTGGCTTGAGCCAGGCACGGATTTTATACTGTGTACTGGCTGCCGCAACCGGAGCTCCGGAATAATTCTGGTACATCGACTGGCTGAGGATGCCTTTATTCCCGCCGCCTGCTACGGTTGTGATGAGCCAGCCTGATCCGTAATGCCCTGTCGCGAGGGCGCCGCCAACATTCAGCGTTGCATCCCATCCGGTCGGCAGTGTCGGGTTCGACTTAAAATATCCTCCGTCGAAGCCCATATTCAGCAGCCCGCCCGCGCCGGTTCCTCCCTGAATGGCATTGCGCTGGCCGTAGGCGAGCAGCCGTGAGCTATACAGCCCGAACCCCAGTGCACCGTCGAGAACGATCTGGTTCGCCAGATTGTTGCCTTGCAGGGAGATCCCGATGGCGGAAAAAAGAGCGTTATCCGAGAAATCCAGGACGATGTTCGCTGTCGTGTTGTCGTTAATCTGCGTGGCGGTGCCGACCAGAATTCCGTTGACCTGCGGAGGCGTGGGGATGTAGTAAAAATACGCACCCTGCGCGCCCGTGAAGCAAAGGATTCTCCCCTTGATATTCGACGGACCAATCGGGATATCCTTCACGCTTATGTACTGGCCACCGTTGGCGGTGAACTTCACTGGTGGACTCGGTGCCGTGATAGCGTCCTGCCGTGTGAGGAACGCCACCTGAAGTTGATGCTGCCCTGGAGCTGCCTGCCCGTAAGGAGTCGCCAGCGTACCTACCGTCGTCGATGTACTGGCGTTCGGGCCGTACTGCTGATACGTGAAACTCGTTGCCGTAGGGACTGACGACACGAAGAATGAGCCGCTCCAGGCGTATTTAACTGTGCCTGTGGCCCATCCGCCCGCGGGCGAGTTTGAATAGTTAATGGCGATCTGGAACACAGTCGGACTGGGGGCCGTAAGAACCTGAAAATAATCCGGAGACGGGCTGTTGTTGGGGATGTACCAATTGACGCTAATCACCCCCGTTGTGTCCGTCGCGTCTACGTCCACTTGAACGAAAGTGAATTGGGTTGGCGAAATTACGCTCTGAACGAATGCGGTTGTGTTGAAACTTCCGGTGGCGAATGACGATGTAGTTATTTGCGCGTTAGGGCTTAATCCATGCGATGTTGCCGTCGTGACCGTGACAATTTGACCGACGCGAACCGCTGCTGTGGCTCCGCCGCCGACAGCGACCCCGATTACTCCCGTCAGGGAAATAAACAGGCCAGGGATAAGCCCGTGCGCCGATCCCATCGTTACTGTCGCCAAACCAGGATTGTCCTCGTTGTTGATGACGATGGTAGAAACCGAAGTTCCGATCGTTGCGGCCGGCACTCCTGAAACCTGAACCTGATACCCAGCCTGTAAATTATGTGCGCTTGCCGTGGTCCCCGTTACCACGTTCCCGGATCGACTGAGGGAAGGACCGCCGTAGGTAATCTGCCCCCCCGCAGCGGGCCCGTAAAACGCCCCGGTGGCCGAATAAGCTGCAGCCTGAATAAGCGTGTCGCCGAATACTGCGGTCACAGTGTACGTGAGATTAAACGTCGCGTTCGTGCCGGAAACCGTGATACTGATCCCGATGTTGTCCGCAAGCGCAGATGCGCCACTCGAAACGAAGATGTTAACGCCAGTGAAGTATCCGCCAGTCACTCCCGTTGGATCTATTTCTATCGTGGCCGGGTTGATGTTGACAACCGAAGCCGCGGCCAATACCACGCCGGGATAAGAGAAGCAACTCACTGTCGGCGGAGCTCCGGGTCCGTCTTGCGTCACGCGGTCCAGATTTGTGCCATCGTACTGAAGCGGAACGTCCGTGCCGTGTAGCCCGTCTGAGATCGCGATGTACTCGCGCCCGAACGCCGTGATCGACTTCGCGTAAGAGCCGGGAGTCGTGGTCGCCAGAAGCGTGTACGTTCCCGGCGATGATGTCAGGTTCTCGACCCACAGGTTGCCCGCAGAGTCCAGATAAAGATTGCGAATAACGCCAACCGGGTCAACGTAGCTTTTCCCGTAGGTGACGGTCACCGCGCCCATCGGCGTGTTGAAAACTTTCTTGAGGCCTCTGCGGGAGAAAACGGAGCCGGGAAGGAACTCCATATCGGAGCAATCAGGGGAGACGCCTTCGGGGAGATCCGAAGGGTTCATGTCCGTGACAAGGCCACCGAATACGTCTACGGCGATATCTTTGTCAGTGGGTTGCGGATTAAAGGCCACGGTAGGTTCCGATTGGCGTCAACCGCGATTACAGTTTCTGGAAAAACGCCCGGAAGTAGAGCGTGGCCGGAATCGTGCCGGAATAGGCCGATGCTCCCGTGTACTGTGTAGTTCCGTTGAACACTTCCACCCTGCCATTTGCCTGCGTGCTGCCGGGGTCGAATTTGTACTCCCATCCAGATTGAGACGCGCCGGCGGGGGCAATCTCAAACACGTTGGCGGAAGTTGGCGGCGTGCTACTCGGAACGCCAATAGTGGACAGGTCGAGCGGATCGCCGGTCGTGACGTAGTTTCCGCTGGTAGTGATTGTGCCGTTCACGATGAACTGCGAAGCTGTGAAGTCGATGCTGGTTACGGTTGCGACGACGAGTGCCATGTGATCTCCCTGCCTTCAGGAGATAGAATATCACAGGTCATTTCACCACCGGCCTGTCCGCAAACTCGCGCAACCGCTTCGACGCTGCAATAACCCGCTTCGGACGCTTCTCGCACGTCTTGAAGTGCGGGCGGTCCTCAACTGCGGTCTGAGGTTTTCCGCACCAGCCACAGGGACGGGTTACGCCGGGTTTACCTGACATTCATAGCCTCTGCGATTACGTCCCGCATCTTAAGCGCCGAACCGCACGGACCCAGTAAAGCGCCAGCGAATAATACGCGATCGCTCATAACGGAAGCGTCTGGCGTGACCTTTATCTCGACGGAATCGAAACCGTCAAGCCAATCGAGTATTTGAGTGTCGGTCGGACGTTCCATGACAGAAGCATATCACATCTCTGTCAGGAATGGTATACTTGATTTGGAGATTCGGCACAAACATGGCTCATGGTCAGAGTACTCGTACTGCGACTAATCTTAAAGATGGTCAAGGCCCACGCGGATACAGTGGAAAGCGCTGACTGCCGAATCTCCGTTAATACCCGCCGCCGTAATACCCAGCGTTACCTCCACGGCCTGAACGCGGTTGACGTGTGACGGTTACGCGCTGTTTCATGCGGACATCGCGATTGAACATCAATTTCGCGCCAGCCTCCGCAGCCTTCGACTGAGACTCCGAAGCTGCCGCCGCCTGCTCTGCCGCTTCCGCATCGTTCGACGGAGTTCTCGCAATTGAGTACTCGTGAACAATGCGCCATGCGAACGGTTCAAGACAGCGTGCCAACGGGCACGATTGTTGATACCAACGTGTCGTGGCGCTATTCACGAAGTCCGCCAGGTACTGCACGTACAGAATCCGCAAATCCATCGACATAGAAGATCCGGGAAGGTAGATCGACGCATTACGCCACTCCCACATGCCGTTGCACGTTGAAGACTTCGACTGCGACGGCATCCCGTCCAGATAACACTCCATCGGCGTATCGGGGAAAAACTGATTCTGATTCGTCCAGCGTTCCCAGACTTTCAGCGGGTGAACGAACGTGGACGGCAGCACCGGCGTGCTCTGATAATTCGTGCCGTCGAAGAATGTATTCCAGTTGATGAACTGCTGGGTGGAAGGGTCTTGGCTGGTCATCGCCGGAATGCCCGTGATGATGACTTCCTGCTTCAGGGGCGTGTAGCCCATGTCGGCAAGAGTTTCCTGCAGCCATCGCCACGCTGCGTTCGTGACCGTCTGGCTGAAGGCGTCTTCGGTGTCGAGAATCTTTCCGCCTGTCGCGACGATGGACTTCAGCTTGTCGTTGAGGCGGGTTCGCGCAAGGTTTAAGATCGAGATCAGCGGGTCGTTGATGGTGGAATTCGGCGGAATAATAGTCGGCACGTTACTGCGCTCCCATCGGCTGCGCTCCAGGCGTCAAGCGATCCGGCATCTTCCCCACTTCACTCGCCTTGGCCAGCGCCCGTGCTGCCTGCAAATCCCGACCAGCAATCAAAGCAATCCCCGCATCGGCCTTCGCGCTGAACGAAGCTGCGTCGATATCGCCGCGAGAGCCAGCCATTTCCACGCAGATGAGATCCGCGAACGGGCTCAAGCATTGCACGATCGGTACAGCCTGATTGGGACTCACCGAAATATCCGTGAAGTCAGCCAAATACGATCCGCCGCGGACTCGCAGATCCGTCAACCCCAAAGCACCGGGAAGGTAAATCTTGTTGTCTCGCCAGTCCCAGGAGAAATTCCACGAGTCCTGCGGAACGGCCGGCAGTCCGTTCAATACCTGATCCATATCGAGGAAACTCTGATTGGGCGCATCGACAGGAAAGGGCGGTGCCAGAGCGACGATCTGGTCGATCTGGCTCTGAGTGTAGCCGTCATTCGCCAGCGCGTTCTCGAAGTCCTGTAGCGTCGTACTGGCTGGCGCCGCGATGTTGATTCGCTCCCAAAGAGTCAGCGGAGAAATGAACCACTGCGGACAGACGAAAGAAGTGTTGAGGGAGTTTCCGTCCCAATAGCCGGTCCAATCAAGCCACACCTGAGTTCCTGGGTCCGGAGGGGAGCCGAATACTGGAGGAAGTCCGGACAGAATGAATTCTTTCTCGAACAGGAGGTAGCCGAGCCCCGCGAGTTTTCGCTGGAGAACGCGCCACGCGAGGTTCACAATGGGAAGCGTAAATGGCTGCGAGTCCATCAAAACTTCGCCGCCGAGAGACTGAATAGAATCGTTCAGACGAACGCGCGCTGCGTTGCAAACCGTTTCTATCGTATCGAGGGGGGCCGTTGGCACGTATTCAGTGTACTAAACTCACGCTTCGATAATCGTCACACCGGGAGTATCGACGGGAGCTACGCCGCGCATGGGGTCGTAGTGGCTGATCTGAGCCCCGTTGCGGACCTGACGGGCCGTTAGATTGGACACAACCAAATCTTCCTTCTTCAGCAACTCCGGGTATTTCTCTATAGTTTCCGGCTTGACGATGCGGAATGATGGACGACGGGCGGCGCGAATCTGTGCTGCGATTACTTGGCACGCTGTTCTGGCAAGTTCCCCACCCGGCTCTGCTGGATCGATGGCTGCGAGTGATGCGTCCGCTATTTTTGCCGTGCGTTCTCGCTCCAGGAGAATTTGACGGGTTACCTCGTCACGGAAAACTTTCAGTGTGATAGGCCTACCCTCAGTTCTTCTTTGCCGCTTTCAGACGTTCGTTCTCCGCGCGGGCTCGGTCCAGTTCGATCTCGTCCGCAGACTTGACGGGCGGCGCGGCCTGAGCCATGGGAGCCGGAACCGCAGGAGCCACAGCCACCGCAACGCCAAACTTCTGGTTATACAACTCCCGATCGATGACCATGTTGCACTTCTGGCAGGTCGGATACTTCGGATTCCGCTGTTCGCCGCAGTTGTCGCAGGGAATCGTCTCAGCCTTCGGAGGAGCGACCTTCGCCTTGAACCACGGCACTCCGGTTTGTCCGGTCAGTTCCGCTGCGAGGTAGTGCTTGCTACCCACGCGAGATTTGAACTCCGCATCGTTGCCCGTCCCCCAGGCTCCGTTCGCTTCGAGCACGAGATCGTACAGGTACTGATTTACGGCTGCCTGAGCTTCCAGAATCTCTTCGTGAAGTGGAGTGGCTCCAGCGGGGCCACGAACAGAACCGATGAACAGTCCAGTCTTGCGCCGCGACTCTCCGGAATAGTTACGGAGATCCGGACCTTCACCGAGAATCTCCTGAGCGATGTAGTTGCCGCTGATATCTTCCGCTTCAAACTTGTCCTCGCCGGGAATCGTCTCCATGAATATGCCAGGAACTTCGCAGACGTAGACGTAATCGACACCCTTCGGGCACGCTGGGATCTGGACCTGTCCCCAACTTCCGAGGAATACGTGCGGGTCGTTGAACGGCCCGACGTTGAAAATGTGGACGGCCTTGGCCTTGGAGATTTCCTCAATCTCGTTGAGCCGGCGCGGCAGGCGACGGCCTTTGTTCATTTTCTCCTGATAGACTTTCGCCGACCGTGCGGCTGCGTCCGTCATCGACTGGTCCCACTTCACGCCGCCCATTTGCTCTACTTTTGGATGAATCTGGATCAAAATTATTCTCCTGTTTTTGTTGCGGGACTACGCCACCTTAACCGGCACAGAAAAAGCCCGGCGCCGCTTACCGCCAAACAATTTATGCGAGCCAGTCAGCGGGATATCCGACTTGGCAGCGCCGCCCATCGGCAACCCCAGTTCATTCGCAGACTTGATAATCGGAGCCGTCTTCGTCCCACGACCGGGCGCATGTCCGCCGCCGACCATCGGAGCCGTTCCGTAAGCCGGGAGCACGTTCCTGATACGCGCCTCAATCTCGTTATTCTTGTCCTTCTCTTCAGCCGCGTACTGCGCCTGGCAGGCATCGAGATTGTCCTGAAACGAACCCTCGCGTCCAGCGAGAATCCACTTCACGAGTTTGTCCACGCTGGAGTTCGCCGGGTCCGATGCCTCAAAAGTGTGGCAGTGGTCGTAATCGCCGCGATCCTGAAACGGAATAGACGGGAAACGTAAGTCCCACTGTTCCCGTGTGAGACCAGCGTGGTACAGAGACGCCGGCAGCCAACCCTCCATAATCCAGAATCCAGCGAGTTGCCGATACCGCGGGCGCCACTTCCCACCCACTGAGCCGTCTACCCACTGTCCCGTGACCATGTGCTTGCGGGAGTCGGCAAACACGATTCGGAATTTCGGTTCGCCGTAGAGGTTCACGCCGTAGCGTTTCATTGCTTCGGGGCCGAAGCCGGGGGCGTGGGTTAGGGTTGGGGGAGTTTCAAGCATGGGGACGCAGCGTGTCGTAATCGTTGATAGGACTGACGCGACCCTTATCGTTATCCCGGAACCAATTCCTCAACCGGGTCGCAGCCGGGTAACGATCCACCGCGGGCCGCACATCCCCCGCCATCCCCTGATCGCCGGGAAGGGAAACGTCGTCGTTGTCGGTCATGCGGTAGCCATGCATGTCTGACATAATAGCACGGGTTGGGGTCATCGGGTCACCGTGATTTTGGGTTCGGCAAGGAAGGTGTCTACCTTGAAATCCACGCCTGGACGGAACTGAGGTGCTGTCGTCGTGTCGAAAACTACGTCCTCCGCCCTGGGTTCGTGGTTGGGCGGGAGATCGGGATTCTTCGCAAGCCAATCAGCCTTGGATTTGCGGTCGCTGCCGTAACGCTCTAAATACCTGAGCGCGTTCAATGCCCATCCGTCAACGTACTCGACCGGGTGCAAAGCGGTATTGCACTTGGCGCACAACAGACCGCGCGCCTCTCCTGTCTCATGATCGTGGTCGATTACGAGGTACAGGCGCTCTCCAACGATTGCGTTTGGCGGTAGTTTTCTCCCATCGGTGGTTGCTGGACACAATGCACAGTGGCCACCCTGTTCCGCCAGTTTAGCGTCGTACCAGGCTGGAGTCACCTTGTACTTTTTCATCATCCAAGAAGCACGTACCGAGTCTCTGTTTTCTACGCGCCATCCGCTTATCCATTCAGCGAACTCCGCTTTTTCTTCGGGTGTTTGCGCGTCCCTGCGGTCTTGCATTTTAGATCCGACGCAAAGTTTGCATTTTCCGTGAGTTTGATCCCCAGCAAATTGCGTGACTGGCACGAAAGATTTGCACTTTCCCGCGCACCACTTCAACCCATTGGATTCGGCATCGCGAACCATTTCAATCGTTATGCCGCGCTTTGCCAGTCTGGGATGTACTTGGTTTGCCCGCGCCTGTCGAAGCAATTCTTTGGCTTCTTCGGTATGGTGCTGACCGTTGCGGGTTCCTGGTTGCCCAGTGTGGGCGAGCCGCATCTTTTCAATAGTCTCTGGACTGAAAATGCGCCCCTTCATCTTGAGGCTCATAGCGGCCCGCGACTCGGCAGACCTGACCCGCCCCGTAGACGCTAACGCTTTCTTTTGCCGCGTCTCCTCGCTGTCTTTCCAGCCCGTTCGTGCGGCGCTTAACCGCGCCTTTTGTTCTTCGGTAAAATGCTGTCCTTTTGGTGGCATACCATCAGTATACCACCAAAAGGATACTTCGAATCGCCCTAGTGATTAAAATAGCCCTTGGGGATTGTGATATTTGATAACACACCGCCGCTTCGGGCGTTCGAGTTGCCCACCTGGACCATCTGGACGAGGTACATCAACATCGAAGAAGCTACGCCACCACTGATCCCGTAAGCGGGGAAAATGGTCTGACCCGAAACCTCATAATAATCGAGAGGCTTCGTTTCAATGCGGAACCAATTCTTCAGACTGACGTAATCGATCAGGCCTGGAATTGCGCGCTCATTGTAGAGAGCTTCGCGTCCACCGATCTGTGTGGGAGCGCGCTTCTTCAACATATCTTCGGACGAGTCGCCCTTGATCTGCTGATAGATGTTCGCTGTCACCAGAAGCCCGACATTTTCCCACGCAGCCCGCATATCCACGTTGCAATGCGGGGTCAGGTCGAGCGCGTCGGCTTCGTCGATACCGATCGCCAGTTCGATGTTCGCTTCGAGCGCGCGAACGATTGCGGGGGTGAGCGATCCGTTCACGGCCACTGTGCTGGTCGAGAACTTGCCGGGAAAGGCCGAGCGCTGGATACCCATGAAACTGCCAGCGTTGCCGCCGACCTGGTAGGCACGGAGGCCGGCCAGTCCGGAGTTAGCTACGCCAGCGGAACCGGAGATCAGGAGCAGAGTGCCAGTTGCGAACCCGACAGGAACCGGGCCGGTCAGCCAGATCGTGTTGTTGCCGATGTCCACGGAGTCAATGGTCACGGTAGCGATGAAGCCCGCGGCGCCGGTCAGAGCGCTGTAGCCGTCGAGATCCTGATTGTCCTGGAACAGATTGGCATTGTTGACGACGAGCCCGTTGGTCGTGGTGCTGACCACGGTATCGAGCGTGTTGCTGCCGTTGCCCTGGAACGCAGCGTCCATGTACCCGGCGAAAGTCTTGGTCGCCTGAGTCTGAACCAGCGTGACATAGGCCTTGATTGCCTGTTCGTCAGTCGCGGTAGCCCATTCGGCGAGCGCGGAATACTGGCTGCACTGGAGGAAACTCGTGCACGAGAGATACCCATTGGTTTCCATGGGGCCGCTGCCGAGGTTCATGTCTCCGCCGTTGAAGTTATCGGCGTTCGCGCGGAATTTCGCGCCGGAGAGCGGCAGGAAGGGGATTCTTGCGGGACGGTTGGAAACGGGACGGACATCGGTGCGTACACCGATCTTCGACCATAAACGTGAGGCGAGCATGAAAAGGACGGGAAGCTCATCGCGACACCATTCAAGTTGACTAGCTATCGAGTTTTGGACTCCGGCTGCGGGCATATAAAGACACTCCTGGGTTTGAATTTTGGAATTGTCTTCAATCGCTATGCGCCCCTTTTGCCTGAGTCGGCTAGCCGTGGGGTACTGCTATTGGCGTGGCATGTGATGAAGCTACTACAAATCAAAACCGAGTGGCTTTACGTCCGCTTAGGGGTGTCGGACTCCCTCCTCAATTTCTGAAGAACAGTTTACCACTGTTGTCAGTGGCTTGTGAATGCGCCGTGGAATTCCGCGCGTTTCTTGACCACAACCGCGTGTGCTTCTTCTTTCGTGTCGAAGAACCCGAAACTGATCTTCTTGCCCTTTACATGGAGCGTGGCTCTCCATTTGTTGCGGTCGGGAGACACACCTTTATAGCCAGACGTGTTCGTGATCGGCATCTTTCGATTACGCGCGTTCTCTTCGTCCGACGCCTTGCGGAGATTGTCTCGTCGATTATCGAGCGTATCGCGGTTTGCGTGATCGACCTTCACAGATGGATTGCCTTTGATTTGGCGGTGCATCCCCTGCGGACGCTTGCGGGGATGGTCGAGCCCAGTGAAAACCTTCCGGGAAGCATAGAACGACTTCGTATTCGGTGCCCAGATAGCGTGCCACTTCCATCTGGAAAGGCGGTGAAAGTCTCGGGGATCGACCTTGACAAACTGGCCTTGGGTGAGAGGAATAAGGCAGTACTTGCCGTGTTCGTCGGTGTAAACTGTAGGTACGGGCTGGGTCATCTGTTACCTCAGATTCAAGATTGCCGCGTTACGAGCGCGGTGAACTACTCAGCCTCTATTTTACCACTTCTAACGCGGAAACTTAACCTTCCGCCCATCCTTCAAAACAGCCTGGCCGTTGGAGTAGGCGTTCGGACCCAGGTTGCGAGTGCGGTCGAAGTCGATCTCCGCGATACCGGGCTTCACGGTGAGATTCTTCCATCCCGCTTCGGCGATGGGCGCTTTGACCGGGACACCGTTCTCACTCTGGCGCACACCGGGTGCGGCCGCGGCAGGTTTCTTGCCAGCCTTAGCGGGGGCGAAGTGATCGACAACCGACGCCAAAGTCTTCGGCGCTTCTTCGCGGAACAGAGCCCGAATCGCGTTTTGGTATCCGGCCTTGTCGCCAGCCTTGAAAAATTTCGCCGCGTTCTGGCCCTTTGCCGCCACGACCTTATCAAAACGTGAAGCGAACAGTTCCTTGATGGCGGCTTCAGTCGTCGAGTTGAATCCGCGTTCAGTGCGAAGTTTGGTGAGCGCGGGGCCCACCACACCAGTCAGTTCTGATTTCCACGTCAGGCCGTATTCCTGATTTTTAACGGATTGCTCGCGTTGAGTCAGTGCCGTTTCCCGGCCATCGTCTCTCGCCGGCGCATCCTGCACGCCCTCAATCTTCGGTGCCGCAACCTGCTTGCCAGCTTTCTCAACCACCGGGTTGAACGTGCCCGCAACCGTCTGGCTCCAGCGGTCCAGCACTTCATTCTTCTCAGGAGAATCCGGTATCCGGTCGATGAAATATTTCATCTCGCGGAGGGTAGTGCCGAGTCCGGACTGATCGAACTGCGCCTTCATCTTGCCAGCCAGATAGGAATCGAATCCTTCCGGGTGCATGGAAGCATACTTTTCGATCATCGCGGGAGCAACCTTCAGGAATGACGCCTTGCCTTCCGGGGACGCGACGAGAGCTTCGATGAAACGCGGATCGCCCGCCGTGAACTGCTGGTCGATATCGTTGAAGTAGGCCAGGTCTTCTTTGGTCTTCGCAACGCCGTCCGCGCCGCCCAGTTCATTGATCGTCGCTTCGTATCCGGCGATCTTCGCTTTCACGTCCTGAACGCTGCCGAATTCGCGGGCGAATACGTCCTGCCGGATCAGCGCATTGCGAATCTGTTTTTCGAGCGCGGGCGACTTCGCTTTGATTTCGTCGAGAACGGCTTTCGCGGCCGGATTGATCTTGCCGTTTTCAATCGCGCGGCCTTTGAACGGTTCGCCAGTGGCTGCGGTGTCTTCGACTGGTGCCGCTTCGTCCGTGGTCGTGTCGTCGGTCGTTCCAGTTGCATCGTCTACAGCGCCTTCGTCTGCGCCCGTATCAGTCCCGGTGTCGATGGTCGAGTCCATCACCCCGGACATATCGCCGCCACCGCCCCCCATATCAATACCGGCAGATCCCATCAGTGGGGTGGATGGCAAGAAAAATCCCATGTGGTTAGTTTACCTTATTCCTGACAGTTATGACAGCGATGATCCGCTGCGCGGTTGAATGCTGAAATAATCTTCCGGCCACGGCATTTCTTCTTCCCACTTCTTTTTAAGTTGCGCCCGTGACGGGAAATCGTTTGGTAATGGACGCAGGCGATTGTTCGTGTTTGGGTCAAGTCCAGCCTGAATCATAGCTTCGTCGGTCCCGCCAAACCTGGACTCAATAGCCCCGAGGCTCAACTGGTCGCATTCCCGGATGTCTTGGTGCGTAGGAGTATGTCCGATGGTCGCAGCCAAAACCTGAATACGGAAAAGCATCTGAGCCGTGCACCGCGCCTTGAGATTGTGGTTTTCAACGACGCGGGGAGTTACCGACTTGCCTGTCCTGGCTATAGTGGAACGCTTTACGGCCTCTCTGGCCTCGCGGGACTGAACACCACGACCGGGACCGCCGTGTTGTTTTGCTACGACCCGATGTTTGGCCCTAGTCCCCAGGCTGGATATCGGACTAGACGGACGCAATCCGTGAAGTCGATTGTATTCCGCCTTATTGATGGAGTGCTTTGCTCTGATGTGATTGCCGAGTCCCTTGAGCCATGCGCCGCACTCATGGCATTTGGTTTGGTCCAACGCTTCGTCGTACTCAATCGCGCCGAGCAAGGATTGTCCACTCTGCATAAATGGGGCTTTTTCGGCGATAGGGAAGGGGTGTCCGTGAATCAAAACGTGTGACGCTTGCATACACAGCCTACTTTAACACATAAATATATGCGCGACGGCGGCCAACCGATATATCGCCAACAATACGTGTTTCGCCGCGCCTCTTGAGTTCCGTCATCCATGCGGCAGCGCGCGGGAAAGTCCAGTTCAGCGTGGCAGACAGTTCAGACGACGTAGCTGGACCCTCCCGCAAGACAGCGCGTACTTGGTCGCCCTTCGACATTTATGCTTGCGCGGGAGCGGCAGGAGAGCCAAGCGAAGCCTGCGGAGCGGGAGGCATCCCGGCAGACGGCGGCAATTGCCGAGCCCGGTTCCCTTCCTTCTCCTGCTTCTTTGTCTTCGGCGGACCTTCCGGCTCGCCGAGCATCTGTTGTTGTGCCGCCGCTTGCATTGCTTCCGCCTGCATGACTTTCTGGTGTGCCATCGCGTGCAGAATTACGTTCAGAACGCCAAGTGGATTACCAGCCGGATACTGTTCCGTTCGCAGTGCCGCCTGACGGCGTCGCGCGTTGCTGGATAGCCACTCTTTGCCCTTCTCAAATTCCGGCTGGTGGTAGTCGAGTTGATCGACAGGGACAGACGGCTGCAATAACTGTAACGCCATCAGATCGCCCGTGAGCGCGCGCTGATAGAGCGCGCCGAGAGACATATCCGGGAACGGAGTTGGAGGCGGTTCCGGTTGTCCTGCCGCAAGTGCGGCGGCATTCGCCTGAACCATTTCTGTCGCGTGCGCCACCTGGAGTTTCTGAATTACTTCAGGATCAGGCGGCAACGGCTGCCCCTTCAGTAATTCCTCGATCTCGATCAACTGCTTATCACGAGATTCCGCTGCCGGGATCACGAGTTCCGAGAATCCCTGAAGGTCTGCGAACGTGCGCCAGTTGTCGGGACTGGTCATCAATTCTTCGCCAACTTGCGGAGACTGCGCGGCCATCTGGAGCATGACCGTTAGATTCTGCCGTTTCTGTGCTGTGGTTTCAGGGAAACTCGAATCTTCATCCGGGTAGGCGCCGAAGTGGCCCTTGGAAATCTTCTCGATCTGGAGTTGATCGCTCTGATCGCCGGTCGCAACCACAATTCCGTTCTCGTAATCAGGATTGCGGGATGCCAGCAATGCCGCCTGATACCGGATGCGCGCCCACTGCCGCTGCATGGCGCTCCAGATCAGGCCGAGTTGCCCCATTGCCTGTTGGCGTAATTGTGCCGCGCCTGAGCTAGTCTGCGCATGTTCGTCTCCACTGCCCGACAGAACTGGCGGGGTCGCCAACATCAACTGCGATAACGGACCAGCGACGTCCTGAATCCACGCCATGACAGTTTGCGGCAAAACCAGATCGGGCTCACGGAAGAATGACGCCGCCAACGCGAGATCCTTACGTGCTTTGCGGATACGGATTGCGTATGGCTCCGCACGTTGATTCGTTACCGCGTCGATGTCCTGTTCTTCGCCGTCGATCCATGTTGACGGCCAGCCAGTATCCGACGCCTGCCGTAGCCCGTTCGTGACATCGTTGAAAGTGTCCTGAATGACAACGAACAGATCGAAGATCGCCTGGCGAGACATGCCGTCGCCTTCATACGGAAACGCTATATCGAGCGCGTCGTCCATCGACTCATCCCACGATCCAACATAAGTTTCTCCGATGAAAACGACGTGGCAGCCAGATGGGAATAATTCAAGGAGTTTGTCTTTGACTGTCCCGGTTCCGTCTTCGCACGGCGCGTCACATTCCTCGTCCTCGAAATTCGCCGGCCGAAGCCAGCAATTCATGCGAGTGACAACGTGCGTCATCGCATCGCCCTGCTGAGTTTGCGTGCGCGTTCCCTGAAGAATACCGAGGCGAGCGGTGCGCTCGTATGCAGATTCTCCGACACCGGACACTCCCGGCTGGATCATCTTCGAGAAAAGTTTACCTTCGACGTTCTCGCCGGGATACTGCGCTTTTGCCTGCGTTACGTCCGGATCGTCCATCAGGAAGCAGTACAGGCATTCCTTCTGGCTGGCCGCGAGTATCGGCACCTTGGATTCGAGCGTGCCGTGGAACGTAGTCAGTTCCATCCGCTTCGCGGTGCCGTCGTCGTTCAGGCCGAACATCTGCGCGTCCGCTTCCGTGCGCGTCCAGGAAACCGTGCGCCCCGACACGCGCATGAACCGGACCTGTTTTTTCATCAGGCCCTTCACGTCGTTCGCGCGGTCGAATATTTCGGTGTAGACTCCAGCCTGATCCGCGGCTTCCTTGTCCTCTTCGAGTTGCGAGTTGATCGGACGGAAGGCGATTCCGGGAGGGGACTGCGTGAGAACGGAGTCGATCACGCGGGCATACGGCAGGGTGATGTTGTAGTCGTCGATGTACTTCGGGGCCTGCCCTTTGCCGTTGATCCCGTTGCATATCTGGCCGGCCACCATCGGCTGAAGTCCCTGGGTGTTCTCGTAGAGATGCTGGACGCCTTTTTCGTAATAACGATTTCGTCGGTCGCGCATAATTTCGCGGCGCCGGGGGAATTCGTCCTGGTGTTGACGCTTAGAAACGAGGGAACTTAGGACTTTTACGATCTGGAGCGGGAGCTGTTCGTTGCGTGGACCGTAATCGTCTTCCGGCTGAGACTCCGCGCCTTCAGGGTGATCCTGTGCGGCTTCGAGTCCTTCGTTTGGCGGGGCTTCGAGTTCGAGAGTGGGGGTCACTTGCTCATCAGTTTACCGCAAGAGAGATTGGCGAGGTCTTGTCTACGTTCTCCGCGATCTGCGCGGCCATCTGAAGTTGGGAAGTGGTTTCAAACTTAAAGAGCACCGCATGGACCGCTTGGCCGAGTAAATCGCAACAAAGGGACTCAGCGCCGACCATGCAGGCGATGCCGCAGTAGGGGCAACAAATCATCTCGACTTCTCCGCGTTGCGCCAATACGATTTGCCTCTCTACGTACTGGACTTTTTGCTCTGGCGTGAGGGTCGGTTCACTCATTTCTTTTTCCGTCCAGCCAAAATCGCTCCCGGTTTTTTCTCTGGGTCGGGGGCACCAAAGTTGATCACAGCATGGGGGCTGCTTGTCAGGGTGACGGTCTTGTTGCCGTAGGTGGTCGCTTCCGTTGCCGTTCGCGTTGCCGTGGAAGTTTTGGTTTTGCTCTTGGTGCTATCTGACATGTACTTGCTCCTGGCGGCGCTACTTTTTCTTCCATCCAGACAGAATTGCTCCCGGCTTTTTCTTCTCCGGGAGCTTGCTGTAATCGGTGGCCGTTTCCCATTCTTTAACATTGGACAAGCCCCCGAGGGCCTTCTTTCCGGTAGGAGTGAAGGCCCACTTGGCTTGTTGGCGGGAGACGAATGGCAATGACTACTCCGCCGCCGCGATGTGCCCCTGTACCGACACTTCGCGGGGGTCGGGATGCGCGGTGCCGATCCCGTAGACGGCGTAATCGAGAGCGGCCTGAAGTTCGACCACCCTCTTTTCGAGATCGCCAATGCGATCTTCGTTGGATTTTGTAAGTCCTTCGTTGTTGGTTGGCATTACTGCATCACCTCGATCATCAAGAACCGAACCCTTGCGCTGGTGAGATTTGCGGTGCCGCTGTTGATCTGGAACGACAGGGTATCCTGCGTCACCAGATTGGCGGCGCCGGAAGCCGCCGTAACGGAGTCGATAACAGCCAGCGCAGCGGGGGGTGAGCCGGACGCCGACTGGTAAGTCATGCGACCGTGCGCCTCGATTGTGCCAGCCGCTCCGGTAGCTGCCGTGCACAGCCACATCTCTATGATGAGGTTAGACTGCGTGGTCCCGGAAGTCGCGGCCGTCGTGACGGTCCACATTGCCGTGGTGGTGGTCCCGTATACCGACTCCAGGAGCAGCGTCGGAATCAGCGTCGCGGTGGACCCGGGCGTGAAGCTGGCAATCAGCGTGATTCGCAGCGTGCGCCCGATGTTGTTCAGGAACCCGGCAGGCAGGTCAACGCGCGCCCATTCCTGAGCCGTGCCGGCCGTAACGGTCGTGATGTTTGCGAAAGGAGGGAACACGGTCTGGAACGGCTGCACCATATTCGGTGATGCCACCGGCAGAGAAGCGATGCCGGTGAATGCGTTACTGGTCGTAGGGGGCAATGCCGTTGCCACGGTGGTGATAGTCGGCGAACTGAACGAAGTTCCGATCAGGAACGCCGTGATGGCACCGCACTGAACAGTCGTGCCGTTGGCAGCCGTGCAGGGCACCTGATAATTGACGTTGGTCGTGGTTCCAATGAATACCAGGTAGCCAACGGCCCCGGTAGCCGCAATCGGGCCGGTGCCGCCGATGGCTTTGCTCACCGTCGCAGTGAAACTGTACTCACTGGACGGAATAGTGATTCCGCCAGCCGCATTGACATACGCGAACTTAACGTAAGTCGTTACCGCAGTCCATGTTCCGGTTGCCGCTGTGCTTGCAACCTGCGTGATGAGCGGAATAGATGGCGCGGCCAACAGGGACACCGAGCCGGAACGGTTTGAAATGCCGACCGAGCTTGCTGCCGAATTGTCCTCAACCCGAACGGTTCCACCCGAAGGAAGAGTAGCTGCCGAAACAATCGCCGCTGTCCCGCCACGCGAATACCACGGCGCTGTTACAACAACAATTCCACCGCCGGAAGCCGCCGCTACGTTAATGGCCTCCTGGAGTCCGTAAGTCGATGACGTAACGAAATCGCCCGTTCCGTGAGCGTTGTCGAAAGTAGCCGTGATCTGCGCAGTCCCAAGGGTCCCGGGAGTCGGATTGGAGATGGCGGTGAGCGTCACCGTTTCCGCGTTACTGCCGGTTCCCACCGTAAGAGGGTTATTGGTGTTCAACGGAGAGAAAACGGTCCCGTCTGTCGCCGTTACCTGACCGTAAGCGAGCGTCAGCGTAGCCGATCCGACAGCGCTGGGGGCTACCTGATAGACCTGAAGTGCGGGAGGAGTATCGTTTCCGGCACCTCCGAAATTGTAGTCAAGAGCCACATAACGGCCCCCGAATCTGGAGCGATTTGCCATTTCCTTTTCCTTTCGGCCCTTGCGAGGCCTGGAACTTTGCGAGTTCTGCAATTACTATACACTAAAAAAAGAGCCGTCCGAAGACGGCCCTTTCTCGTTTGAAGTTTTACCGCAACCTACCCTCGCATCATGGCGTGCATCCCCGCCATTCCCATACCTTCGTCGCCATCATTGTCGCTCGGCATTTCGCCGCCTTCTCCGTTCATGACAGAGGCCATGTGCTGTCCAGCCTCTTCCGGGGATTCGTGTTCGCTTGCCTGCGGATCGCCACCATCAGCCGCGTGGTGCATCTTGACCGACATTCCGTCGTGGTGCGCGTGGACGTGAGTGCCTTCCGGCTCGTGATGCGCGGCCATGTGAACGAGAGCGTGTCCTATCGACGGATGCTCTGTCTTTGCGCCGTCGATAACGGAATGATAACTACCGTCGCCGTGGGCGTGAAGTTCGGAGCCGCCGCCTTCGTTGGGATCTTCCATGGCAGGCTTACCTGCCATCCCAGGCTTACTTGCTTGCGGGGGCTTCGCTGTGCGGGCCGCTGCTGATTTGTCTGCCTGTCTCGCTAATTGATGGTTGGGGCGAAACTTTCCGTCAGATGATATTGGCATTCTTTTGTTCCTTCCTTTTTGCCCACCATGCGGTTATCGAGGCGGACATTTTCTTTCTGTATTCCGGATCAGTGTTACTTATCCTAACGGCCGCTGTGAGATTTTTTTTATGAATCTCCGAAAGCGGTTTTCCTATATACCGTTCCCTTTGCCGTTGCTGGTTTTGGGGGTCAGACCAGTACAATTTACCTCGCTCGCCAAGCGCCCTGCACTCTTCCTTGGTACGCGTCCTGGAATGGCAAAATGGGTGGGTTCCGTCTGCGATCCCGCGCTTAGCAAAGTCACTTAACAGGCGCTTTGTCTCGTCGCTAACCCTGTACCCCAATCGACCAGATACGACTTTAGCCCTAAAATCGGAATCCTGCCACAACAAGAGCATTCTCTTGCGGGACGCTTCTAGTTGTTCCTTGGTGGGCGGAATGCCACGCACTCCATCTCCCCCGATAGTTCTGTTGTAGCCGTATTTTGGGTGATTGCTGCCAGCCGCCTCAATGGACTTGATTTCCATCATAGCCAGCTCCCATTCATCGAACGTTTCCAGGATGCTTTCGATGGTGAAGTTTTCGACTCCGTATTTTTTAATTGCAGCGTAGATGCCGTACCCGTAGCGCGGCAGTTTAGCGGCCCATAGATGCTCCCTCCATCTGCGGGACAGGTTCTTGTGAACCGTCTTACCGATATATACCTTGCCGTTTTTATGGTTACGGATTCTGTATAGGTGCATCTTGTGGCGGCAATGCCGCTGGTGTCAGACTATCAGACTTCACGCCAAGCAATTCAAGCGGAGACTTCTCCGCCGCCTGCTTCTCGTGCTCATCCGCAATCGCTTTCAACTCTGCCGGGACAACCAGTGCTGGCGTTTCCCGCTGTCTCGCCTTCTCGTCCGGCATCTGCGCCGTGGGGGATTTCGTTTTCGGGCCATCATGCCCGCACTGCGGGCAGCGGTACATGTCCGGGTCGGTCGGTGGATGAATAATCAGGCAGGCACTGCACGCACGGCAGTACACTACTTCGGGTCGTGCCTCGACGTGCGGAGCAACTTGCACGTTAGGTGGAGTCGGCGGCGGCACCGCCTGGTGGCCTGTCGGAGTCGAGCGGTGCGCTTCGAGATGATCGATACGCATGTGGCCGCAAGTCTCGCACTCGTTGAGCGGGAGCGCACGACCTGGCGCGAATGAGGTACAGGGAGTCGGTTGCTTCACTGTGTATTTCCTTCCATGAACGAGCGGAATCCCCGTCCGGTTGAGAACTGCGTTACTTTTTCGTCGGGATCAACTGGTTTAACGGGAGCGTGGCGAACCGGCTCCAGATCCTCAATACGGCGCGTTGTCTCTGCGAATCGGGCGACCGCGATGTCCTCGTCAACATGCATGTCGCGCCGGATTTCTTTTTCGGTGGCGCCGATCAACATCACCGCGTTGTCCGTGTCCGTCTGGAGTTCGTGCGTGCGTTTCCAAAACCAGAACACGACAACCGCAATCGCTGCCCATGTGAGTAGCAACAATACACCGAGCGTAATCAAGATCATATTCTCCATCGTGGCCTCGAAATTATCGACGTTGACTGCTTGTTCCGCGCCTCAAACTGCCGCATCGCCATTGCCCGCGCGTTCGGGTCTTCTCCTGCCGATGTTAGCACTTCGCGGACCTGAACTTCGCGGGGAACTTTGGAACGGGTTGACAATTTTGACTTCAATAAATACCTAAGCATATCCCCGATGTTGTCCCAGATGTTGTCAACCTTCAGGACGTCTTCCGGCTTCTTTGGGTCGCGTATCAGGATAGGAATCGTGGAAATTATGCCAGTGCATTCCTCGCTGATAAGCAGCATTGGGAATCCGCCAGGATATAGGCTTGGCGTGTCGCTCAACATCGAACACGTCTGTTTTAGGCAGTTCCAAAGAAGACGCCACCCGCCAGCGCGGTCATCATCAGCCTTGTCGGGTATCGGAAATTTGTTCTTTCTCATTACGGCGTCGATGCCGTCCGAAATTGTGTTCGCCGTACTTCTTTTCTGCCAGGCATCTGGCGATAACCAGTATTCGCGGAGCATACGGCGCTCGGCTTCTCCAACGGTCATATCCACGATGGTCTGAGCCATCTCGCCTTCGCCTGTTTGGGAGACAACGTATTCCCTGTTTACCACTACCACGTCAACAGGGAAGTCTATTTCCTTGTTGAAGAACTTTTTGAATTCTTTCGGCGAAAGTTGTCCGGTCGCTGCCCATCCAGTTGCCGACTCGTGAGCGAATCCCCAGTCAGAGGCGATCCAGCGCGGCCACCACGGCTTTACGATGTCCTCTGCCGCTTGAGCCTTGATGACGATCTTCTCTTTTTGCCAAACTCCGAGATAATACTGCCCCTCAAACTGATCGAACGAGCCGAATAAATCGCCAGCGCGAATGGCTTCGGGCTTGGCCCACATTTTCCGGCCTTCGGATGTCTTCTTGACGAAAATTTTGAAACGGTAATGATCTGGGACCGTTGCGAGCCACGCTTCATCGTACTTTCCGTCAAGAGCGGGCGGAACGTCGCCGGGGAGCGCGTAGAATGATTCAAACGTCAGCGGAGATCCGTTGACTTCGATGTTTTCACCGGAGAACCAATTCCAGCAGTCCCACCCAAACATTTGCACAAAGAAATAATCGCCAGGGGTCTCGTTTTCTTTGAATTCCTTGTCGTGAAATACACGACGAAGGTATCCGGCGCCCTGCCCACCTGGATTGTGCAGATGTAGCGTCTTGACCTGGCCAGGGAGTGCGTCAGGCCATCGGGCGCAGGTATTTAATTCCTGAAGTTCTCTCTCGCTGAACATTTCTGCCTGTTCTATGACCATGAAAAATACTTCAGGTCCGCGCGCCAGACCAATGATGTCGTCTAGTGAGTCTCCGTAGCGAAATGCAATACGGGAACCGCCCAATTCTGGAGGAAAGGCGAACTCTGGAGGAGAACTTGCCTTGTAATACTTCATCAACTCCGGACGTTCTATGCGATATTTTTCTGTGAAGTTTTCTTCGGCTTTTGCGAGGTTTCGGCAAACGATCCAGACCGTAACTCCGGGATTGGAAAACGCAACCAGGAGGGCAATATCCCTTCCGCATCTCGATTTTGCCGACCCGCGACTTCCGCCCCCGCTTATTTTCGTGGGCACGTTGGGGCCTGTCGATCTAATTACGTCATACAATTTTCTCTGCTTCGGCTGAAGCGTTATTCTCATCAGAAACTGGCCGCAGGCACATCGAATTTCCCCGCGACGAATCGGCTTCTTGCAGTTGGGGCATTTTTCGATAGTGGTCTTGGTGAACAGGCCCTTGTAGCCTGGAACTGTTTGGGAATCGGTTGATGAGAACGGTGTTTTCATGGGATAATGGAGACGGGCCAGAACGACGTTACCCGCGTCACCCCGGCCCTGAACTTTGCGATTGAAAGGACAATCACAATGCCTATTGGAAAGTATACCCGCAAAATAATTCCGGTCAAAGACCGTCTTTTAAGCAAGAGATCCATTCAGCCGAACGGTTGCTGGCACTGGACTGGTCACGTGTCCAGGTATGGGTATGGGAAAATCAACGTCGGCGGCGTAATCAAACCGGCGCATCGTGTTTCGTATGAGGAGTTCGTCGGACCCATCCCCGAAGGGACGGAGCCAGATCATACTTGCCATGATCCAAGAGAATGTTCGGGTGGTGTCACATGCCCGCACAGAAGATGCTTCAATCCTGAACACATCGAACCCGTCACGAGAGAAAAGAACGCAAGCCGGGAACGCAGTTGCCATCGCGCGATAAATCCAGCGGTAATGGCTCTTGGCCAACAAGCCGCTGCTAAGAAAAAGAGAGAGCGAACGCATTGCGTTAACGGTCACGAGTTCACTCCAGACAATACAAGCATGAAGGCTGGATATCGTCGCTGTAAGGAATGCCACCGGGAAAGCATGAGGGTCACGCAGCCACCTTCTCCCGCTTCATAATCACCTTAGTATAAATCCTGTGAACAGCCTGATACACCCATTCACCACCGCTGCGGGTTCGATGCCCTTCGTGATTCAGCCTGTGGGCTATCCAAGGCCACGATTTTTTCTGTGCGTGAAGATCGGTTATCCGCGCCATGATTTTTTGTTCTTCGGGGTTTTCCAGAAGGGGCTTTCGGATTTTAAGTTCTTTCTCCGCGGCCGTTCTCGGTTGCGAAGAGTATCCGAACGCGGGAGGCCCTGCCGGAAAACCCTGAGATTTTATATGCTGGAGGACGGACGTGGTCCTCTCGCCAATTGTCTCCCTCTCCCAAGAGCTTACTGAGGTCATTATGTTGAGTACGAGACGCCCCGATGCTGAGTTTGTATCGAGAGAGTCTACAACCGACACCAGGCTAACATCCATCTTTGCAAATATTTTCAGCAGGTCGTTCAGGTCGCCTACGTTTCTCGTCAGCCTGTCCAGCTTGTATATCGCCACGATATCCACTTCGCCGCGAGCGATCATTTCAAGCAGGCGCTGCATACCTGGACGCTCCAGTGATTTTGCCGAGGCGTCGGAATCGACTATGGTTTCGATAAGCTCGGCCCCTTTGACTACAGACATGGCTTCCAGTTTGTGCTTCTGCATATCTAAACTGACGTCTTGCTTGCACGTTGAAACGCGGCAGTACGCAACCATTCGCGGTGTTTTTATATGTGTGTCCATGTCATGCTTGAGCATGGAGCTATCGTAACAGGTTGCATTCTCTAACGCAACTAAAAAAGGCGGGAGATCCGAAGATCGCCCGCTGAGGTTTCGTGCTGAGTGACAGCTATCGCCGGAGGTAAGGACCGCCTGGCGTTGGACCTATTCCACCGCCGTATCCGAGCAGGATCGAAATAAGCCAGAGAACGACGCAGATAATCACGACGGCGCGAATGATCTGCATGATGGTCGGGTCGATACCGGGGATGATGGAGAGCAGCCAAAGAATCAGGCCGACAACCAACAGGGCAACGACAACGCTGATAAGAAATCCGGGAAACATTACTTCACTCCTTTAGCGTTCTTACCGGGTGTTCCGTCGTGTCCGGCATGACCCGCCGCTCCGGTGTCGCCCTGAATTCCGTGCTCTCCGCGGACTCCCTGCGGACCCGCTGGACCTTTCGCGCGCGACGTTGTGAGAGCCACAAACAGCGCGACCGCCGACATCAGAAACGAAATAACGCAGATTGCCGTATGCATGACATTACCCCTTTGGAAACTAAGCCTGGCTGACTGATTCGCCAACCAGGCCCGCAATGTTAACTGTTCTGCTTTGCAACCAGCGCCGCGAGTTCATTCTTTTCGAGTTGGGTCTGCTGCGCCACTGGCTTTGCCTGGAGTGCTGCAATTCTGGCGGTTTCGGTCGGGTTAAGTGTCATGATATTTTGTCCTGGCCCATATAGGGCTGCCGTCAAGGTTGCACTTTTAACGCCAATGGGCCAGGAATAGGAGTTAAGCAGCGGGTGTGTTCTGCGTGATTGCTGACGCCAAGGCGTCATCGTTCTGTGTTAGCTGGTCGGTAATCGCCTTCAGGGCGACCGGATCGGTTCCGGCTGCTTTGATCTGCGCCGCCAGTCCCTGAATAAGAACAAGAGCCGAAGCCTCAACCGTCGTGTTTCGTGTTACTTCCGCCTGCAATGCGTCAAGTGTCTGTGCCATTTTATTGAGTCCCCTAATGATCCATCCAACCCCACAGACGAGGACCGCAAGCAGGAATGGAATGTAGATCACAGCTTTTATTACAACACGTTTGGGGCCGAAACGGTTACCAAGTAGGTGTCAGCGTAGTTCGCGTCGTAAGGCGCATCTGCCTGCCTGTCATGGTTACTGGCGAATAGCGCACACGTCCCGTCGCGCGATGCCGTCACCTTAGCCTGCGAGTTGTAGCTCGACGTCGGGCCATGATCGCACAGATCGGTGACCGTGCCATCAAATCCGATCTTCATAATCTTGTTGCGGTGGTCGCACGCGACCGTGCTGGTCGCGGCCTGTTCCGTTGAAACGAAGCAGAATCCAGCCTGCGTTGGGCACGAGATGTGGACCGCTAAGCTCCAGTCGAGTTCAAGCAGGACTGTGCTCTGGCCGTCCGCCAGCCGCACCTTGCATATTGCGTTCTTGGCGTTCAGGCCTGGGTCAGGATCGTCGGAGTTCGTCCATATCAGAACTTCGTCGCCGTTCTGGTCTAGGCAGACGCCCTTGTGCCCGTTGACGTTCTCGATGTGGCGCAAGAACATCATATCGCCGTCGAACAGGTCCATGCCGTGATACTCAGTCGGGCCTTTGTCTTCCCATGAAACCAGCACGTTACCCTTCGGGGTTAGGTATACGGAGTCGAAGTCTCCCGGCGTGATAAACCTTTTCCCTGTCTCTCCGGTAGTCAGATTGGTGACGAATATGACTCGCTTGTCGCCCACCGTTACCCGCTTCATTCCGTCCGGGGTCAGCAGGATATCCGCTTCCCCGTTGTCATCGATGCTGGAGAATTCAGGGAACATCTTCACGGGACCGTAGTTCGCGCCGTCGAACCTCATCCAGGCGTTGCCGTACCGGAAACTGATCTCGTTATCAGTCATCCAGCGCGGTCTGGAGTCTGCCCGCAGCATCGTGTCGTTAAAGCAGCCGCCGTTGGGGGTGTATAGCTTCACGTGGTCTACAGCGATTAGCGCGACCGCCAGAGGGTCAACGGAGAGTGGGGCGAATGAACAGGATGCTGAGTACTCCGGGGTGATCCACGGAAAGCCTTCAGCCAGTGCGTTGGTGATCCTCGTGACTGTCATTTCCAGACTCCGGTTTCCGTGGTTGCCTGTTTCTGTGCCGGGGTCCATGTATCTTCGCGTCCATCTTTGTGCTCCGCAACCCATCGCCGCAAGTAATCCTGAACGTCCGCATACCACGCTTTCTGGTCCTTCGTCGAGATGTTCATCGCGGAGTACTTGCCGCCGCCCGCGCCGTCGTTCATTGCCTCCGCGAGTTTCATATACTCCCGAATCTCTCCAGTCGCCCGCACCATCGGCAGGTAGAGCCACGCAGGGGTCAGGCACAGAGCGAACTTATCAGCCACGCACAACAGGGAAGGATTTACGCCATTCTGTTTAGACAGGAAACGTGAGTGCAAAAGGCTGAACTGGCCCCACTTTCCATAAGGCTCGTTGTCAACCCACAGATAATCTTTTTCGTTGTGGCGGATGGGAGTAAAGTCCCAGTCGATTGTCGGCTCATCGTCAAACCACAGCGTCATAATTTGAGCGCCCAACTTGGGGTGTGATTCACCTTCTGGCCCGTCCATGTTCGGCTTCCCAAGATACCCGAGATCATGAACGAAAAACGCTACCCACAGGCGCGGGTCCAGCGGGAATCCGTAGAGTTTCCACCAAGCGAGTGCGACGAACCACGGATGAAGGAAAAAGCAATGCGCTCCGAACAGGACAGACTTCGTTCCGACTCTCATTTTGGGAATCCTTCATTAATGGCTTTGGTTATGCGGGTGACGGTCATGTATCCTGCATTGCAGCCATTGCCGCGCCGCGAAGACTGACGAAAACCTGATCCGGCCATCGCGTCGTCGGTTTTGTTCGCAAGCAGAGGTGACGCCAGAAGAAGAACAGTCAGCGCGGATTTGGGCAATGAAGATCGACCGAGAACGAAGTTCCTCAGTACCTTGGTGCTGCGGTCGAGCGAACGGACGATTACCAGTGTCTTGCCCCGTACGCAAGTATGGCAGCGAGAATTGCAGCAACCATCCACTTGATTAGATCGAGTTGGCCGGACCATGCGGCGAGACGCTCCTTGATTTCCCCCATCACCAGATCATCCTTCACCGCGTGCGCCTGGTGATCGTCGCGAATAACGGAAATGTCATGGCGTACCTGCCCCACTTCTTCCCTTAACCCCGTGATGGCAATTTCCACCGCTTCATCCATCTCTCTCCCATGCACTTGGCTGGCCATGTTGCCGCCGTTGGTGGAATCTTACCACAGACGGAGCACTTGATACTGTAATCTGTCCTGGCTGTAAATAGTACTGGCTTCTGCGCAGGAAGTGTAGTAATGTACACATTGTCGCCTGGTTTGCAAGCCTTCCGACGCGGGCATAGTTCCGAGATCAGCGGCGGGCCGTCACCCTCGCCGCTGAAACAAATCCAGGTGACGGAAGGTGACGATGAAAGATTCCCCACAGACGTCCACGCAGGGCGTTTTCAAATTCGACTGCGACCATTGCGGCCGTGAGGTGGTTACCGCTCCGAACGGATCCGGGAAGTGCGGCAACTGCGATCGGCAGTATCAGATCGTATTGCCCGAGCGGCGGGCCACCGCATGATCCGATACCCGCCCGGATATCAAAGCACTTTGGGTAGACGCACGGACGACGAGGTAATGCGGGAACTTGACCGCCGAGCCGGATTCATCAAGGGAGAGTGCCGAAGTATCCCGCTGTCGGAGGCCAGTCCGGCGCCCGAAGAGCAATTCGTGCGCGCGTCGAAATTCATCAAAGCGCAGCCGAAGAAAAATCCAGTGCCGGGACTGGCGAGTGCCTGTGGGCGAAACTCGAAGGCGAAGCGGTGAGCGTAACCGTCCACCGACTCCCGCACGTTACCGTGACCGTGGACTCCGAAGAATTAGCTGCCTGGATCGCGAAGCACGGGCCTGATAATAAGGCACGACTCGAATCGACTGCCTTTTCTACCGGACGCGACAACTATGGGCTCGTCGGGAAAGCCGGAAAGAAAGCGAAAACCGTCAACCACTTCAAGGTTGGCGCGGAGATCGGGCGATGATCCTCCGTCCTGCGCAAATTAAATTCCGCGAAGACCTCCGTGACGCGTTGCGCTCGAATCGGGCCGTTCTCGGGGTCGCCAGTTGCGGATTCGGCAAAGGCACGGTGATGCAAAACATCCTGATGTCTGCCGTCGAAAAAGACAAACACGTGTTGATGTTGGTTCATGGCCGCGACCGCGTTAACGATGCTGTTGAACGTGCGACAAAACTCGGAATTCCCCACGGCGTTCTGATGGGCAGCAAAAAGCGTGAGCGCTGGCACAAGATCCAACTCGCATCGTCCGATACCGTCCACCGGATGAAGGATAAGCCAAAGGGCGACCTGATCGTGATTGACGAGGCCCACCTCAGTCTTAGCCCTACGTTCCGTGGTGTGCTCGAAGAATACCCGAACGCGAAAATTATCGGGCTCACTGCTACACCAGTTCTCGGTAATGGAAAGCCGCTCGGCATCCGCTCGGGAGGAATTTTCGATTCGATGGTCAAGGGGCCTTCCGTTAAGGAACTAATCTCTGACGGTCACCTTGTTCGATCTGAGGTCATTGCCCCTACTCCGCCGACCGATCTGAAGGGGTTGAAAAAACTCAAGACTGGCGAATTTGATTCTGAACAGGGAGCCGCGATCTGCGACAACGCGAAGATCATCGGCGACGTGGTGGACCACTACCGACGCTACGCTTCGCATCTGAAGGCCGTCTCGTTTGGGTTCAACCAGAAGCACGCCTTCGATATCGCGGAGTCGTTTCGCGCTGCCGGTTTCAATTGGGCATATGTGGACGCGAATACTCCAGACGGAGACATTCACACGCCGGGAACAAGAAAGTTCATCTGGCACCAGTACGACAATGGCGACTTGCAGGGGATAAGCGCGGTAGGTGTCGTCGCGACCGGCTGGGACCATGCGGTCTGTAAATGCTTACTGCTTTGCAGCAAGACTAGCAGCCTTCCGCTCTATCATCAGCGCCTCGGGCGTGGCTCGCGTCCGCACACTGGACACGATCATTTCCGGGTCCATGACCACACAGGAAACCTGTTTGAGTTTATGGACGTAGGCCCGTTCTTCGAATCGGAGATCGACTGGAAACTCGACGGACCTCCGTCGAAAGACTCAGAGAAGCGAATGAGTACCTGCGATCAGCAGGTCCCTGGCGATCCCGCTCCCCGGTTCATCGGCCCGTACCTGAATGGCGTCATGCTTCCCTGCATGCGCCCGTTCGAGACCGGGCCGAGGGAATGCCCGAACTGTTTTATCCCGATCGTCACAGCAGGGCGCGATGCGTCCGAGATCGAAGCGGAGGCGGGTGAGCTTGAGGCGATCACGGAAGAAATGCGCGCCGCGGCGGAAGATCGTATTCGAGCGCAGTCGGTTCGTAAGGCGGAATATCTCGACCTCGTGAAGCTTCAGAAAAATAAAGGCTACAAAAAAGGCTACCCGGCTATTATTTTTAAGTCCAAATACGGGCAGTGGCCGCCGAGCGGCTGGAAAGCTGAAGTAGAGTTCGCTGCGGGGGTCCGATGACCGCCAACGACGTCACCAAAGATTTTCTACTGCTCGCGGCGAAGAGGTTCCCCGACGCGTTCATGTGGCGGAATAATCGAGTCAACGCGAAGATAAGAAATCCCGGCGAAAAGTCACGCTACGTAAAGGCCGGCATCAACGGCCAGGCCGACATAAGCGGGTGCTTTCCGGTTACGGTTAACGGCCGCAAGTTCGGTATTCGTTGCGAGATCGAGATCAAGGCTGGCGACGACGTGCAGAGCAAAAACCAGATCAATTTTGAGCAGGCCATGAAGCGCGCCGGTGGGATCTACATCATCGTTCGCGAGGCGGAAGCCGGTGTTGGTTGGTTGGACATGTTGCTTGTAGAGATGGAGCGATAGTGGGTGCCGACCTCCAGGCTATCCGTGAAGCAACTGACCCGTGGGCGTTGTACAGTTCCGCTGTCAGGCTTAAAAGACTGCCTGGGAATGTTGCGGTTGGATTGTGTGTTTTCCATAGCGAGAAGACCGGAAGTTTCCGCGTGAACCTCGCGGGCCACCGCTTCGCTGGAAAGTTTCACTGTCACTCTTGCCACGCTGCCGGAGATATTTACGATTTCGTCCGCCACATAGACGGCTGCGATCTTCCTACCGCGATACGCACGCTGGCAGCAGACGCGGGCATAACCGTCTACGACCGTCCCGATACGCCGGCGGAACGGCGGCAGCGCGAAGCCGCCCGCATAGAAAAGGAAATCTGCCAGTGGTACTTCCGTCAGGAGTGGCAGAAGGCTCGACGCGGGCTTAACCTGGCGATGGCTGCATGGGCGGACGGAAATATTTTCGCCGATGACGTGGCTACCATCTACGGTACGCGACTGCGTTGGATCGAGCGTGAGCGCGGGACGGCGCTGGGACTGGCAGAATTCCGCGCGTCGAAGATCCCTGAACGGCGCTACCGGGAATGGCTGAGTGGCCACCTTGCGCGATATGCCGCGCGCCTTGATTTCGTTGCTCTTATACTGGATTCCGGCAACCAGATTCAGGTATGATGGTGGTGCGGAGTTGCTGCCGCGCGGAACTGACCCAACGGGTCGCCTGCTCCTCACCTGGCGGGCGGCCCGCAGTCCTCCGAACTTCAGGTGAGAAGGTGAGACGATGCCGAACAAAGACAGGCTGTCAGAAGAAGAGTTTGTACGCAAAACCGTTATTTCCAATATCGTCGGAATCACGAAATTTTGGATAACTCTTCGCGACTATCCGATAGAGAAAATGGTTTACTCCGGCGATCAGATGGTTGCTGAGATGTTGGAAAAATCCGGGCTTCGCGAAGAGATTATCCGCGTCATCGGCCTATACGACAGGGCTTCCAATACATCTACGGACTTGAGCGTGTTGCAGTACCGGGACTCCAAGTGACTCCGGAACCAGAACCTGAATCTGTAGACGCCAAAGAACTGGCGAAAAAAATAATTGAATCAGGCAAGGCCAGCGACACGATGGAGGAATCTTTTCTCCGCGCCGTCGCGCTGCTGACGGAACTTGAACAGGCACGCATCAAAATGGATCTTCGGGCGGCGTTTAAGTCCGCATTCGTGAAATCCGAATGGATGAGCCAGGTGCGGATATTTATTCCAAAGAAGCCTGTAATCGTCACACCGCGCCCACGTTCAGACCTGCCGGAAATCATCGTATCCGACCGTCAACTTCGCGATATCACGAAAGACGCGGTAGCGGCTCTATGCAGGGCCAATCTGGATAATCCGTTTCTTTTTGTGCGTTCAGGATCTGTCTGCCATGTAGTCCGAGATGAAATCGGCAGGCCGTCTGTTGAGGATGCTTCTGATTCCTGGATACGCGGCACGATGTCGCGAACAGCGGACTGGACGCGAGTGAACGAATACAACCAATTCAAGGGCACGTTCCCGTCGCCGGAAGTTGTGCGCGATGTTTTATCTCTCGATAACCCGCCGTTTCCGCCACTGATGTCCGTCACGGAAGTTCCGACGTTGCGCGCGGACGGCACAATCCTAGACCGTCCCGGATACGATCCGGTTTCCTCCGTTTTTTATTCTCCAGCCTCGACACTGACAACTTACCCGCTCCCAAAAACTCCCAGTCGCGAACAGGTCAAAGAGGCCCGCGATCTCATCAACGAAGCCATCGGTGAGTTCCCCTACGCCAACAGAGCCAGCCGCGCAAATGTATTCGGGCTCCTGTTGACTCCCGTTCTGCGGCCCGCTCTTTATGGCTGCACACCGCTCGCGGTAGTTGACGCTCCACAGGCCGGAACAGGAAAGTCTCTCTTGATCGACGTTCTCTCAATCATCACCACCGGGCGGCCGGCGGCGATGGTTCCGTTTCCCTACCAGGAAGACGAGATGAAAAAGCAAATCGGCGCGAGTCTCACCGCTGGGCGCCAATTGATTGCGTTCGACAATCTGGAAGGGAAGTTGAAATCCCCGGCACTGGCTCTCGCGCTCACCGCCAAAGAATTCGAGTCCCGCATTTTGGGGTTCTCGAAAAATATGACGGTCCCGAATATGGCGACATGGATCGTCACCGGAAACAACATCGTCCCCGCAGGAGACATGCCGCGGCGTTGCTACCAGATCCGGCTCGATGCAAAAGAGTCGAAACCATATACCGGTCGATCATTCAAGCATCCGGACCTTCTCCGGTGGGTGACGGAAAACCGCAGCCAGCTTCTTCACGCCCTTCTACTCATCGCCCGTTACTGGTTCGCATCCGGGAGTCCGGTGTACGACCTCGGCCCGGTAATTGGCTCCTTCGAGGACTGGCACCGCAAGGTGGGCGGGATTGTCACCCACGCCGGGATACCGGGGTTCCTGTCCAACTACGCGACGTTCATTGAGCAGGAAGACGAGTCGCCCGCACAGTGGGAAGACTTCCTTGCCAGAATCATGGAACTTTGGGTGGACATCGCAGAGCCGGATGCTTCCAAGTACTTCTCCATCGCGGAGATTGTAGACCGATTACGGGCAGCAGAATCATCCATACGCGACCAAGCTCCCGCCGAAATCGCGGACTGCCTTGAGCGAAAAGTAAACCACCGCATTGCAGTCGGCCGACTTTTCAGTTCCCGCCGCGACCGGCGCTTCGGAAACGGGAAAGAGCAACTGCATCTCGACCGGGAAGTGCAGGCCACCGACCACAAGGGATCTTTCCGGTGGCGGGTTGTTCGCACCACGTCGTAGACAATACCAACATCCTTGGCCATTGATCCCGCGCGCAGGACATTCACAACTGTAGTTTGGGGAATCAATTCCCCAACCCCCCACAAATAAGTCCCATAGAATCAACGTTGGGGAAATTGGGGAAAGTTGCTGACCGCCAGCCCTCATGCACGTAAAGCTACAACACGAGCAACACACAGTAACAACAGAATTACGGCTCTTATGTGAGTCCCATATTATTTCCCCAATTCCCCAATTTCATACTGAAATCTTTTGTACCTGAAAGAAAATTAAGAAGTTAACTATTTGGGGAATTGCTTGGGGAATGGTTGGGGAAACGTGGGGAATTGGAAATATACCTCGGAGCCCACTCGCCGCCCCACCCCAAAACCCCCACGACGAATCGCCAGACCACCGTATTTAGCGTTTACAGCCCCGCCAGCGATTTCCGTGTGTACTGGGTGCGGAAAACCCCCAACGATTGAAATTTACCGTGGTTCTGTGATACTGGAGGCCATCCTGCATTCACACCGTACCAACAATTCTCGATAGGGGGGCGACGTGTGAGGTACTTGGTTCAGGCCCCCGGTACCTCATGGTGGCAAGGAGATGGCTAGGAGGGTAGATGGCACAGGTCTACGTCTACAGCGTAGTCCTCGTCTATACCTGGAAGTAGTCCTTCGACAAGGAGTAGACCTACCTTGTCCTGTTGTTGATAACACTAGACTTACTGGGGTATACTGTAGCTATGAAGACAGCAGAGCAGGTTCAGGCAAGGATTGAAGAGTTGATGAAGTGCCGAGAGGTGCTGAAGGACGCGAAGCCAGCCAGGGAAGACTGCGAAGCTCGGATCAATACCTTGCGTTGGGTTCTGGACATCGTCACACGGAAGTTCTGACCACAACCTGTAGTGATCAGGCGCTTTACGCCGCAAAGCACGCCAGTAAACCCTTTGTTTTCAATCAACTTCCGATAACAGCCATTATGTCAAATTATCCCGCTTTTTGGCTGTAAATCGCTGAAAACTTAGGCGTTTATTCTCCAGGAGCGCCGTCAACGATGATCGTAATGCCGGCCTTAGCTGGTTTACCGTGCTCATCGAGCATCTGGAGTGCTGTACGGTCGCCGTAACGGTTCGGAGCGAGCTTCGAGGCCACCCAGCGTCTCTGTTCGATCCGGAGCTTAGACCGTGCAACCCACTCAGAATCGACCTTCGCATCGCCATTTCCGGCCGTCGTAGTGTCCCTGGAAGCGTCGTCTGCGATCTCAGTTGCTTCGTCGATCAAAGCATCGCAGCCCAACCCGCGTGCACGCGCAAACTTGTTTCCCCACTCTTCCGATTCAGCCCAATCGAGCACCGTAAATCGAGACGGCATATCGGGATCGCGGCAGATTGCAGAGAGAGTTTCACCATGGCTCAAACGGACTAAGATCCGCTCTTTCACCTCGTCGCCGTAGATTGCAATTCCTGCCATGTGGAGATTTTAGCGCGTTTGCAGTCATGTGGCGAGATATGTCACTGATTAAGTAATCGGGTTATATGGGAATTTAACTCCTCAGTCCAGCGAAACCACTCGCCAACCGAACGAAGTTTTGCAAATGAATTATGGACCTGCCGTTCTAGTTTGCGGGTTCCGTGGATTGCGCCGATTAACCGCAACGTAGATTGCATGGCGTTCCTGGGAATTGCTACGCACGGCGTGCAGCAACGTAAAGACTGGATGCGTTTTTGCGGATTTTGCGACCATCCGATTTTGACGTAACCGAAACCTGTAACGATGGATTGACAATGGGCGAAATATACATAGCCAGCCTTTGCAATTTTGGTTTTTGGTTTGCGCTTCCTTCGGGTAATAGGGCATGGGTCCAATCCATCCAGGATTCGCCTTACTGAGGTTTTCATAGCGGCTTCAGGCTTTCGCGTTTTGCTCTGCTGAGTTGTTCGGAGACTCTCGCACGGCAGCGTTTGCAGTCGAGTCTGGGTTTGCGGTGGCACGGTTTTGGGCCTGGCCGTTTTTTCGGGATTGGGCGTGATTGATCTTGCATATCTGCAAGTTTACAGCAATCAAAAGAAAGTTTGCAAATAGTTCTTGCAATCGTCTTGCAATTAAGTTTATGATGGTTTTGTCACCGAGACACAAACGCAATCGCGAAACTCCGCGAGGCGTTGAAGACTCTCGAAGTGGACACGCTCGACGCGGCGGAACTCCTGGGGGAATAGATGCCGATCACCATCAAAGGAATCCGGCTGGAGACAACCGGAAGATAAGGAGATTACCATGCAGAAAAAGACTGAAGAATTTGGGGACGCCTACAAGGCCGTCCGAATGATCTACGACAATTCACCGGGTCGAAGCTGGCAAAGGCTGAACGGATCTCTCGCGGGAACACTCGCGTCCGCCATTGAAGCGCACCTGTCATTCCTTCCCGGCGACTTCTCTCTCATGCGGCGAACGATGAGCGGTCACTACTGGATGGGAAACAGTGAAGGCGATGTTTGCGGGGAGCGGTTTTATTCAATGGCTGTTAAGTTCGGACACACTCCCGCGTGCATCTCTTTCGAGCAGTACGCAGAACGGCCTGCGGCGCTGTGGCCTGAAGACGTGAAGACTCCAGCACGTCTGTGCATCGGGTCCGATATGCACTGGCAAGGCATCAAGGTCGCCGTTACAAACATCCGCGAGAACCATCTGATTCTGTGCTCGTACAAAGAATACGACAGCATGAAACTTGAAATCGGATCGACGAAATGGATCGATGACAAGTACCGCAAAGTTACGGGCGTGCAGCGCCACGAAGACGGCCTGACGGTTGCTTTCGGTTCCGAGGTGAAGCGCGAAGACTTGCGCAAGGTTGATCGCCGATTCAAAGTCACATTCGCGGACCTGAAGACGGCGCGCAAAGTATTCGATGACCGGCAGAAACAGGCTATCGCCCTGATCGACTCGGCCACCGACAAAGAATCACTCGCGTTGAAATCGTTGGCTGCTGGGAAATTGGGACCGGTTCGCCCGTTCGACCTCAAGGCAGTTAATGACGCGATTGCGGCCAAGGAAAAATCATTCGAGGTTACACGATGAGCACACTGAACGAAGACGACGTGTGGATTGCTGAGGCGGAAGCCGTCCTGAAGTCATTGGAGGCCGCATGAAATCGGCCCAACTCAGTGCTCTCAAGTCTGCCGAACGTTTCGTAATCGGCGCGATGGACGTGACAGATCCCATTGAGAAATCTGCGTTCGTCCGTCAGTACGGTCTGGAGACGAAGCAGATCATCCAGAGGGCAATAGTTGACGCGGAACTTCAGCCCGACCTGCGGGTGGAGATGCCGGTCCTGCGATAGTTTTCCTACCTTGGTAAGCAGGAACAAAGCGGGTGGCTTCACGACCCGTAACGAGCGCGGCGGGTATCCCGCGCACAAATTTAACAGCAGGGTATATGATAGCGGCATGACGCAAAAAGATATCGATCTGGCCCTCGTGCCGACCCCAAAGCTGTACTCCGAGATCGGCAAGCGACGGGCGGCACTGGTGTCACCCGCGAATCGATACAAGGGCGGGAAAGGTCGCAAAGCTTGTGTTTGCGGCGATTGCCCGGCCTGCAAAAAAAGATCGAAAATAGTTTCGCAGCGTGTTGACATTTAGTTAGCATGGTGATTTACTTAATTCAGGTCACAGATTGAGTGACTGAGAGCCTGGGAGGGCAAAATGAAACTCTTAAATCCTGCATTTGTGAGCGGCACGGTAGTCTGGATCGGGCAGCGCATCGACGATGCCGCTGAATTTTGCGCTGATGATCCATCGGCCTACATGGAGGTCACCCGATGACTCCGCGCACTGTCGATCTCAGTAAGTACGACATCACCGCAATGCGGTTATGGTACGGGAGCGCTCCCGCATGGACCGACGAAGAGGTATACGCGATGTATACGACCTATGTCGGGCTGGCGCCGCTGATAAACGAATCGCGCACGGAGTCCTCCGCTCCGCTCCATCCCTCGGGGGAAGGGAGCGCGAATCCCCCAATAAATCTGCACCCGCTATTCGGAACGATCCTTGCCTCGCAGCTGGTCGCGGCAGCCATCGTACAGGATGCGATGGCCGACCAATCGCAGGGCGGCATCGGCCATATAGCTCCGGCCCCGCTGGTGACTCCACCCGAGACCGTGGTTGAGCGGTTCTACCGCGTTGCGCGGGCGGCACACGCAGCGGCGTATGACTGCACATGCGACCGCGACCCCTTGGCCCTCTGCGCCGTGGTAGAGCACCAGCCGACGTACATCACACAGCGTCCGGATCTTGAAAACGAGGTATGGAACGATATGCTTGCCGACTGCCTGGCGGATTGTGAGGAATCGAATCGCAAGCTGGAGTTGGACGGCGACTGGACCGCACACGAGGAAGCGGAATTCGAGCGCGGTTTTGATGCGGCGCATAGCGCCAGAGAGGAAAGGTAATCATGAATTGCCAAAATTGCAGGTTTTGGAGCCAAGACGCCGAGAACCTGATCCGCAAATATACTGAGGAAATATGAGCGAAACCATGGAACTTACGGTAGTCAACGCGCAGAACGCAGTGCAGATATTCACGGGCGGAGGGCTCGATGCTATCCTCGCCGGGATCGAGGGTCAGGTCCGGGCGTGGAGACTCGCGCCCGCAGTTGGTTGGGGATTGTTTGCGATGGTGATTCTTTGCGGATGGGGGAGATGAGTATGGAGAGAAAATATGTAGCTGGTTTTTTGTTCAGAGATGAACGCGACGAGGTGGCGCTGATTCACAAGACACATGGGCCAGATTGCGTGATCGGGAAGTGGAATGCCATCGGCGGCAAGATCCGTAAGGGAGAACCTGGTTTACCCGATGAATCGAGCGCTGCTGCCATGTGGCGTGAGTTTATGGAAGAGGCTGGAGTGGATGTTTCATGGACGCTCTTCCTTACCTTGAGAGGGCCGGGCTGGTCAGTGGATTTCTATCATGCGTTCTCCAGCGTCGCACTGTCTAAGATCCGCACCTGCGAAGCGGAGACTGTCATGTCCTTTCATCTAAGCATGATGCCGGAAACAGTCCCGAATCTTAAGTGGATCATCCCGATGGCTCTCGGCCACGAAGACGATCACGTATGGGTTTACGATGTGATCGAAAAGGAAACCTTTGCGCCGCGATCACAGGCGGGGAGGCCCTAGATGACCGCATCCCAGCCGCTGGTTACTGGTGCCATCATTTCGCCCGGAATTTACTACGATCTGTCTGCGGCGGAATATCACGCCGCGCCGGGCCTGAGCCACAGCGCCATGAAGCATCTTGCCGTGAGCCCGTATAGGTTCTGGCACAACTGCGTAAATCCCGAACGGGAGCCAATTGAGCCGACGCCTGCAATGATCTTCGGATCGGCGCTGCATTCAGCCACGTTAGATGATGAAGCGACGTTCGATGCTCAATTCTGCTGTGAGTACGCGCCTCCGGAAGGCGCTCTCGATACCGTCCCGCAACTCCGCGACTGGCATCTTATGGCTACAGGGAATAAGGCCAAAGGCACCGCGAAAGAAGAGGTAGCCGCGCAGGTCCGGAGTATCAGCGGTCATCCGCCGATTGTGATGGACGAAGAGAAACGGCATTTCGTGGCCAACGAAGGCAAGACGATCCTGAAGTCCTACGACTGGCAACGCCTGACGGAATGCACGCAGGCGTTAGCACGTGAGCCGGAGTTTCAGCGATTGCGGCATGGAGGCCGGAACGAGGTCAGCTACTTCGTCACGGACCCCGAGACCGGCGTGCTCCTGAAGGCGCGGATGGACTGTGTGACGCCGACGCACTCGCTGGACCCGAAAACATTTTCGTCGAAGGGCAAGACCATCGACAAAGCCGTGTGCGATGCGATCTACTACGAGAGCTACAACCGCCAGGCGTGGCTATATACCTACATTCGGCATTTGGCCGGCGAAGGATCGCCGGATTGGGTGAACGTGTTTATCGAGAGCGAGCAGCCGCACGAGGTCCGCATCAAGCGGTTGTCGCGCAACGACGCCACCGCGCACGAGAATCTGTATTGGTCCACGGCGCGGATCGAAACTCAGCGGTTGATGTGGTTGTATGCGGAGTGCAAGGCTAAGTTTGGCGACAAACCGTGGCGCACGGATGCGAGTATAGAGACGCTTGAGGATCAGGATATCCCGGCGCTGGCGTGGGGAAAACTATGAGCGAATCAACGACCAAAGGATTTGAGATGACAGAAACGGAGATTATGGACGCATCTATCAAGGTCATCCAGTTGCCGATTCGTTGGCAAGAACGGAGAGCGGCATAAAATGTGCAATTTCGCCTCATTCGTGCTGACAAAAGACCGTGAGTTCTGGTCTGACACATCCGACTCGCATACGGATATCATCCGTGAGCACTCCCTATGTGAGGATGGAGCGCGCGGAGTAAATATTATCCGCGTGGAGATTTCCCCGACGGACAAGATCAAGATTTGGCCTTCGCTGAAAGCGTGGTCGTACAAGGTCGACCAGGACATCTTACCGGAGTGGCACATTCGGGAGACGACCGAGAAGCGCACGCGCGCGGCGTTGGCGCGCCGATTTAAGTCAGGGTTCACGCGGCTGGACCTGAGCGGCTGTACCGGACTCACCGAGGTATCCGCCCCGGCCGCGACCGTACTGGACCTGAGCGGCTGTACCGGACTCACCGAGGTATCCGCCCCGGCCGCGACCGTACTGGACCTGAGCG